CAGCACGCGCAGGGTACAGCAGAGACAGAATGGCACCAGAGCAGGTCTCACCGCCAGACACTACAGTAGTTATGCGGAAAATGTGCCGACAGAGGAGGGTATTGAAATCAGAGGCGGGGCAGTTATGCGGAAAATGTGCCGACAGATAGGGGTATCCCTATCTGCGCGGTCCGAGGTGTGCACGGTCAGAGGAGAACCTGTCGTCTTGCTTGAGAATTCGGCCCCCCTCATCTTCGGTGTTCCAAGTCGCAGATCGATTCATCATCACAAAGAACGCGCCGGCGCAGGCGTCAGCGATATCCTTGCTGCCGGTGGGTAGGTGATCGACCTTCTCTAGCTTGGCATCCCATTCCAGCTCTCGAAGCTCAGTCGAAAGCTCGGGGTTATTCGGGAGAGCAAGGCGCTCATCGTATAGTGCTTCTCTGAATGCCTTGTAGGCAGCCGAAGGGGCCTTGTCCACCGTTTGCTGAGTGGTCGGCATCCCCTGCTTTCTCCACTCCTGCCTGCTCTCAAGCGAGTGCCATCCGTCGTAGCTGACACAACGGATCGGGTACCCAAGAACCTCCTTGAGCTTGCTGACGAATGCACGGACTTCCGCTAGGTCTACCTCGGCGATGGCGCTAGGGCTCAGCGATACAGCCAGCTCTACTGTACCGCAGGGAAGCATCTCTATTCTGCCCCCCTTCCGTACTCTCTCCATCAGTCCGTCGAACCTGACCATTGCTATGCCGCATCGGTCCCCTGTGTGAGAAAGGTCGATGTGCACATATCGAGGGCGGGATGGGTTTTTACAGAAGTGCCCGGGGACAAAGGTGGGCATCCCGTGTACCGCCAGATCGACGTTCATCTCTTCGACAATGTCGGGCAGGTCTACGAGCTTGCCCAGCTCTACTGCGGACTCAATGGCAGAACGTCGGCCGATGAACGGACTCTGCGAACGAAGGGACCGACCGATCACGTCGCGTACCGCGCCTTCCGGGTCAGTGCTGAAGTCATCCCGGTACCTGCCCGGCACGTCGTAGATTTCACACTCTTTGGGTAGGTCTTCGCCCCGCTCGCGCAGCTCTACCGACTTGGCTCCTTCCGAGTAGACGCACACATGGAAGTAGTCTTCGGGGTCGGCGTCCTCGGCAGGCTTTACCTCGTACTGCGCTCGGGCGTAGACATACACGTCCTTGATGTTGTGGTCCTTGATGTGCTGCCGTCGCACATCCGTGAACTCGCCCGGGTAGTTCGTAGACGATAGAGTGCAGATGACGCCCACATTCGGCCCATTCCTCGCGAACCGACCACTCTTCCGGCGTGTCGTCTTCGTGAAGATTTCAGTCGCTTGGTCAAACTTGGCAGAACGACCTGTCTTGGCTTGCGACCTCCTCGAATTAGCAATGACCTGCATAAAATTGATTTCATCAATGATCGCCCCGAAAATTGCTTCACCCAAGATCGAGTCAACATCCGCACCGACCGGAGCAACACGAATGTTCTGCTCGTCGAAGCGCATCTCCGCCTCGATGTACTTGTTCAGGCGCATGTGCGCGCGGAACCAAGGCATCTGTTCGAGGTACGTGCGCAGGGGCATGTACAGAACGTTCTTGGTTACCTTCGGCTTAGCCGCGAAGATCGGGATGACCAACTGCGCAGCGGTGGGCAAGCCCCAATACGTCTGTGGCTTCCGCAAGCAACCCATCAGATGCAGGTGGTAGGCCGTGATGACCTTGGCTATTTCGCTCTTGCCAGTGTTGCCAGTGACAACAACTTTCCCGTTTCTCCGAGATACCCACATTCCCGTAGGAACCTTAAAGCAGTAGCAGAAGCCATCCTGCGACGGGACAGTACCTATGTTCTCTTTCTTAGAGCTGGCGAGCCTCCAAGGCTCGGACTTGACGACGTGCACCACATAGTCGGTCTTACCGTCTACTCGGTCAGAGGGGTTGATGGTGGCTCGGCGGCCAGTGGCGCAGAAGCAGTGCTGGATGAAATCAGCGCTGCCCTTGTCTCGGGTATAGAACTCGCCCCGCTTCTCCGTTCCGTCCCATTTTAGGCATTCGCTGGTCACCACCTGAAGTTGGCGCTGACTGGCCGCCCACCAGCCTTCGTAGTTCTTGTTTCGCTGTGGGGCAAGAAAAGCGACGTCAGAGTATCCGTCAGCGCGTTCATACTCGTTGTAGGGTATACCGCACTTGCTCAGGAGCATCCGAAGTCGGGCTTTCTTTCGGGCTTTCTTGAGATGAAACACGCAGTATTGAGGACGATGCCCTGCCCTCTTGTAGAAATGTCCATCGGCCATTACTGCCACCATGAGACGGATTTCGTGATCCGTCAGTGGTAGTCCTGCTCCGCCGCCAACATAGCTCCCTACAAACTCCCCGGATTTCCACCCGTGCTTGCTGGCGTTGTGCAGGACAACAATATCCTCGGCCGGACGTTCCATTAGTTCGCCAGTCTTGGCGGACCTATAGATCACTCGGTGCCCTGCGCTCAGCAACTGGTCAAACGTTCTAGTTTTGAACGAGAAGAATCGTTTGTACGGCAGCTTGACGTACTCTTCCGGGTCAACGAATTCCAGCGCCCCGTCCGCAGTGTACTGCCCTACTTTTTGCCCTGCCCATTCGCCTATAGGTACCCAACCCTCCGGGGTCAGAAACTCGGTGTCCTTATCGACGCAGCCTGTCGCCCCCATCGCCAAGAACTGAGTGTAGGCCCCGCCCGTCTTGCCTCGGAACCATCCGCTGCAGCACTCTATGATCGTGTTGCGTACCTCGGGCCACACTTCCAGATCGGTTCCGCCCATGAACTCGTCGGAGTCTAGGAAGGTCTCAATATCGACAGGTAACTGTCGTAGCTGGCCGATGAACGCGAGGTAGGACTTGTTCCCGTGCAGGGTGGCTTGGCGGATTGCGTAGATGTAATCGTCTACAAACGACAGTCTGCCGTGCTGTTGGCAGAACACCTCCGCCTGACGCTGGAACTCGGCCAGCCGTTCCTCGATCAGATCGGCCCGTTCCTGCGGGATGCCAGAGAGGGCATGCCTCGCCGGCCTGCGTCGGCGACGGACTGTGTTCGCGTAGGAGAAGGCTTCGTTCACCCGAGCAACCTCATGCTGATCTGGTCTTCCTCTTCCATTTGCTCCACCGGAAGATCGTCTTCGATACCAGCAATGACGTTTTCCGCCAGACGTACCAGAGTTTCCAGTTGCGAGTTGCCGCCCTCTTCGCCCGCGCGGTAACGAATGACATCGAACACTCCCGCCGCTTCGAGGAACGCGGTCTGCTCCTTCTTCGCGTGGACACTCGTACGGATGGCAGCCAGCTTCGCCGGGATCGGGGTCTTGTTGTGCGTGGCAATACGCAATGCGACGCCTGACACCTCGTCGTAGTAGCTCATCGTGGTGCCGATCAGCTCGTTTATGTTCAGGTTCGCCGCTTCGCGCCGGAGCTTTTCGTGAAGCTCTTTCCGGTCCCGCTGTACCTGACGAACACTGACGCCGAACTGCTCGGCAATCTGGTCGAGCGGAACGTTGCGCTGAAGCAGTCGCGCCAGCAGCTTGAGCCTATACTCGCGGTAGTATTCGGGCGAGGTTTGTCGTACGTGATCCATCCGAGACGCCGGAGTGAAGTCATCGTCAGCGACGGCGGCTTGGTCAGCGTTCGCGGTCTGGGCAGCAGTAGACAGGTTGGTCCGAGCTGCCACGCGGTTTCTCGCCGCGTTACGCAAGCCTTCCACCATAGCCCGCGCCTCCTCTTCCGGACTGCTAGCAGAGCTGGCTTCCTCGATCTCCGAGACTACATCATCGACCGGGCCTTCATTCTCCGGTAGACCAGAGGAGCGGCGTCGACGACGACGGACGGTAACTACGGTCATGGCTGCTTCACCGATTCTTCATTGCGGCAAACCCACGGAACGGGCCGAACCGGAAGGTGTCGAACTTCCGATCGAACCTTCCACGTAGGGCTCCTTCTATCGAAGCGGCGCTCCGCTCGAACATTGAATTCTGGAGGGCGGCACTCTTGGCATCGATCTCTTCCTGAGTGTACCCGTTGGACGCCCGCCACTTGTAGTAGTTGCGGGAGATGGCGTTGGCGATTGAGCCCGGCTCTCTCCCCCAGAAACCGTAGCCGTGCTTCTCCGCGAACAGCAGCAAACCCCCCGGACGGCACAGGCCGATCAAGTTGCGTATCGCCGAGTCCAAGTTGGCTTGGGGCACGAACTGCAGAACGTAGTGGCAAGCCACCACATCGAATTGCCCGAGCGGGCGACACTCTTCGTTGACAGAAAGGTCGGCATCCTCTACGCGCAAGCCCGGGAACTCCGAGCGCAGATGGGCTGCCATGTGCGGGGACGACTCGATTGCGGTGCAAGATACGGCACGGGATAGCAGCTCCATGTCGTTCTCGTAGACAGTGCCGGGCCATGCGGCTTCGTGCATGCTTCGCAGGAACTGGCCCCGCGAGGCTCCGATATCCAACAGGGTAGGCTGGCGGTGCTCCGGCAGTCTGGAGGACAGGAACGATACAGCGATCTCGGAATGCAGGCGGTGCATCTCGTGGTACAGGGGTATGCTACGCGTCGCCATGTCCGGGAAAATGCTGGACACTTCGGCGTCGAAGCTGAACACCTCGCCTTCGGGATAGTGCCTTGGGATGCCGCCTTCTACTTTAATCACCATCTTGCACCATCCAGAGTGAAATCGTTTTCAAACTGGATGATGCCACATCGTGACCAAAAGTTCTAGCTAAGAGCCTCCCAGTCGATCTACCACAGCAATGGCAACCGCGCTGAGAGCAGTCACGATCGAGGTCCAGAGAGTCAGCCGACCCTTGGCACTCTGCGGTTCATGCTTCTCCACCCCCCTGAACCGGGCCTCGGTGTCGTCCATATGCTCTTTGTGTTTCTTCTTGAACAGAGCGTAGTCTTCGATCATAGGGGTCCGTTCGGCGATCCGTTTTTCCATCTCTTCGACTCGGCGCTCTATCGATGACATACGCTCCGCTAAAATAGCCAGTTCTTTGGCGGTGGTGGTGGCAAGCTCGCGGAGGCTTTCCAGTACCTCTCGGGTCTTCTCTACGAACGGTAGTATCACGTTACGTATAGCAAAGCTGGCGGTTTCAGAGGACATCCCGCCCCCCTCTCTATTTCCGTCAGTCACTTCGATTACTTCCCGGGTTGGCGGGGCAACACACCGTGAGTGACCATGACCATGCCCCATACTGCGATTTGTGGTTCACCGTGGGACATAAAGACTTGAGGCCACTTATGGACCCCCCAGATTTCGTACATCCCTGTAAGAGAATTCAACCCGCCTTCCGTGAAGAACTCCGCCTGACCAGTCTCCGCTACCTTCTTATCGTTGGCACGAAAACCATCAGCGGTAAGGCTCGGCCAGTGCTTGGCGTCGTTACACCCTACGTAGCCCGCTCCGTACCTATCCCTGTAGCTTTTAGTGGAGAAGACCATCTTATACCCTAGTGATGGCACTTTGCACCATACTGGCAAAATGGAATCAGCGAATAAAGAATCGGCGTGCCGAACAATCTCGATCAGCTCGCAAGGTATGTTCTCCACCCCATGACGTAGCAGGTCAAGCGTAGACTGTGAGGTAGTCTCCCAAGCAGCAAACTGCGCGTCCATTCTGGCAGTCTGCGTATGCGTGCGATGTAACATCGCCAAATCCCCTATGCAGTTCTGGCTACTTCAAGTTCCAGCCGGGCCTCTGGCATAGTCTCGTGGGAAAGTATCTTCGGCGGATCGCCAGAGCTGTCGTAGTGCTGGACTCGGAAATCGTAGTACCCCGGCCCGGGTAGGGTACTCAGTCCGGCAAGATGGAGCACCAACTTCCCTTCGTTCAGCGAGTCGCTGTAGTCAAAGCAACCCGCCTCAGCCGGAACATCAGAGTCGATCGTAATCAGTCCCGTTGCCGTAACGATAGTGGCCACCACCCGCGCCGTAGCCGTGAAGTCTTCCGGCGTAAATTCCCCGGTCGTACGGCTCCTACCCCCGAAATAGAGAGAGATCGGATTCGAGGCACCGGGGTATACCGTGACGCGGAGTTTTCTGGCCATCTATCAGACTCCCGTCTGCCCCATGATCTGGGCTACCTTCTCCGGGGACAGGACTACGGCACCGGGACTACGCTGCCCGGTCGGGTACACTCCGTCCGCATCCTGCGCCCACCCCCTGTCGCAGAAGTATTGCCCGATCTCGTCGGCCACCACTCGTTGCTCGGTGGCGACATAGCTGACGCCATTGTGCTTGGTATCGTCGATCATCAGAATCTTCATTAGAGTCTCCGTGTTTCAGATGCGCACTGCTTATTAGGCCGCGTCTAGGATTTCGTGGTCGAAAGCGTTGACGGTGACGGTGCCGCCTGACGTAAGGGCTTGCGAGGCCACCGTGGTTACCACAAGAAGGTTCGTGCCGTCGATGATTGCCACATGATCTGCGATACCGGAAGAAGCGATCGCGATGTCGACTTGCTGGGCAATGGTATCCTTGCGCCCGGACGTGTCACCGTTCGCCCGAGTGTAGTCGACGCCGGTGATCGCGACAGTAGCGAGGGCAGCGGCGAGAGCCCCTGCTCGGTCGGCCGGCTGTCCCGCGCAGACAATTAGGCTGGTGCCATGGGCTGCGTCGAGCGCAGCGTTCATCACCAGATCGTTTACAAACTTGGCCATTTCATTCCCTCAGATTGTTCGTAGATGAAGCGGATACCGGCTATGGGATCGGGACCGTGCTGACCACGCCCACCAATGATGACGTGCTGACCATGTACACCTTGTCCCCCAACTGTACCACAACGATCAGGTCCGGATCGATAGTCAGCCGCCCTATAGTTACCGCCGAGAGCAAATGAGAGTGTAGCAATCCCACAGGGGACATAGAGCTTGCTGTGGCCAACGCAGCTACGTCGAGTATCTGTGCGTGCAGAACCCCTTCTGGGGACAAGGCAGACGCGACCTCGATCGCAGCTCCGTCGAGCAGGTGGGGGTGCGTTATATCTACGGGAGAGATAGGGATCGACTGAGACAAGCCCGCTTGTGTAATCGTCTGCAAAATGGAAACGTCTGCCGGCGAAAGCACGTTCGCCTGCTGCAACGATCCGCCACCAACTACCTGTAGATGCAAGAGCCCGGCGGGCGTCAAGAAGCCAGACACGACGGCGCTGGTAGTCGCCAAATCTTGGGCCTGCACCAGAGCATTCGGCGTCAGCGAATAGCTGGCGGAAAAGAGCGGGCTATCCACCGTCTGGCTCTGTGACAAAGATTCCGGGGATACTACTGCCGCGACCAGTATCGCCGTGATATCCAGAAGCATTTGCTGGCTGATCGAATTCGGGCTGATCGACCCGTTCGACGCCAAACCAGACGTGTCTAAAGACTGTCCTTGCGCAATTCCAACGGGGGATATCGCCGCCGCCTCGCTGACCGCAGTAGAGGCAAGCGTGGACACCTGTAGGACTTGGTTCGGCGTTACGACACTAGCCTGCACCAATATTGTGCCGTCAAGGAGATGCGAAGTAGAGACAGATACCGGAGAAAGTTGCGCGCGCTCGGAGATCGTGGTGATCGCCAATAGATGCCCGTGCTCCAGAGGGGCAGGAGATACCGCTGCAGCCTCAGAAATCGACGTATTACCCAGCGCGTGGCCTTGATCGATAGCGTCCGGGGATACGGGGACAGCTCCCGCCAAAGACCCGGCATCGAGCAGTTGTATATGGGAAATGCCATCCGGGGACATTACGTGGCTTACGATCAGAAGGCCGGCATCCAACGTAGCTGCGTGCTGTAACTGCGCGGGAGACAGGCTGGTTCCCGGGATCGTGCCTCCCAGTAGGTCGTAGGCGTCCGGGGAGAATGCATCGGCATCGAAGGCGTCGTTGTCGAAGCCGCCCGCTCCGGACAGCGGAAGCCCACCGTAGAGAGGAACGGTGAACTCGCCCGTTTTGCCGGCAGCGAAACTCCAATGATCGACCTTAAACGAATGGACGCCAACGCCACCACCCACCGAACGGAAAGTGTAATCGGCTGCAATCTCGACCGGCCACGTATCTAAGTTATCGTCTGGGGTAGTCACCTGTTCGTAGACGAACGTCTCTCGTGTAGCGGCCGCTCCGGCTACAAAGTCGTGGAGACTATCCCCCACCGCCGTTTCTCTGGGGGCGGCGTTATTCCCGAATACTGCCCACCCAGACGGAGGCAGATAGGAGTGAAATTCAGTGGCCTCGTCCGCAGATGCAGTGTCGGTCAAAAACAGCCTTGGGCGGTACAGGGCGGCTCCGTTGCCCGCCCCGTCGTACCAAGGTAGATTGCCTCCGTCCCAAGTGAATTGCAGAATACTTTCGTCTTGAAATGTAACAGTCTGGGGCTGTGCGTATTCAGGGCGATCAGTACCCCCGGATAGGTCTCTGAACTTTCCGACCACATCAGTGACCCGATCTAGGTTCAGACCCTCAACCGTCACTACGTCTCCGTCCCGGACTTCCGTCAGATCTTCGTAATACACAGGGAAGAAAGACGGGGCGGCACCTTCGTTGACCCCAACCATGATATCCCAAGGGGCCGCATACAAAGCTGCCCACTCGCCGGAGCTGAGTGCTTTATCCAAGATAGCGGCGTAGTAGAAAACCGGCGTGTTTCCCCAGTCCCTCATTGTCTTAAGTTGAGCGAACAGTACGGAACCGGTGTTGCCGTCCAGAGCGGGGACGAATGCTCCGCTGTCCCCAGCCTCGTGCGCTCCGTTGAAGAAAAAGTTGGTGGACCACACTCCTGCGGTGATGGTTACGTCGACGCCTATCATAGCGGGCATTCCGTCAGCCAGAACCCCAGAAGACGTAGCAATAGAAGGGCCAGCGGAGCTGCCACCCCCCTCCAGCATCAAGCCGATCTGCGTACTGCTCACCGGGAGTTTTTTCAGGGCGAATCCGGGGCCGCCGAGATTGAAAGGAGTCTCCACCAAAGAGAATAGGTAATTTACCCCGCCGATTAGGTCCAGATCGCCGTCGAGGTACAGCACGATAGAGAACTGCTCAGTCCCTCCCAGCGCCGCTACGCCAAAGACGCCGTATTCATTGACGTTGCCCACAACAAAGAACGGCGCAAGCTCGGTATAGGCTCCAATCCCGTCGTTGCCTAAACGCGAATTCACGCCGCTACTTGCGCTGGCGGCGACCACAGAGCGGAGTGTCTTGGAGTTTTCCAGCACAACCAGTTCAAGGATGTTCGAGTTCAGGGCGTGACCGGAATTCAGTCCTATCTCCCCTCTCGGCTTTACGGCCACAGCGGGTTCACCGACATGGTTTCCGCCCACGCATCAACGGACGCCGCAACGTACGGTACCGTGCCCCCGTCCTCGATATCGCCCGCCGCAAACACTTCCGTAAGTGACAGAAACCCTGTATTTCCGCTAGCCGACAAATCGAACGGTGTCGCCGCTCCGGGCAGGTTGCTAGCTTCGCACAGCACATTATCGGGCATCCGAAACGTCATATCACCCTCTCCACTTGTTGGCCAGTATCCCTGCGCCAATCACCGGTACATCGTTCATTTGCCGCACGTTGACTTCCGCGTTTAGCGACAGCTCAATGTTGACCTGCTCCATATCCGTGACGCCTTTCAGGATAATCACGCACTTGCGGGCTCCTGCCGCAATCGTGGCGTCCGGAAGCCCCAACTGCACGATGCCGGGCATGTTGGTATCGTCCACCAGTATCAGCCCTCCTGTCGCCCACGTACCTAGAGTCATGGTAGCGAGTGTGATCGCAACCGCGCCGGTGTCGGGGCGGTAGTAGTACGCGGTCAGGCCGGCGGAGTTGTAGAGCAGGCCGGTGAACGGGAGCCCGTCAGATACCTTGCGCACGAAGAACTCTACGAGCAAGGACGTAGTGCCCGGGAAAATAGACTCTTTCACTGGAAACCTCCGGACATTTTTTGCATTCCTCCCAACATAGGGACTTGGGTAGCCGGTACGAATCCGCCGCCGCCCGCCGGCGCGACCAAATCCCACGGGTCTGCATTGATCGCGTCGAGCTGGGCGTCCGACAGGTACGTGTCGAAAATAACTGTGTAGTACGTAACCGGGGTGATTACAAAATCTACGTTCCCGCGCATACGCAGGACATCAGATGACCCGTCGCTTTTGTTCACGTCATTGGTGACGTGCAGCGTGGTGGTGTTCAGCACCATCGCCTGCCCGTCTATGTAGCCGTCCCACGCTTGCGACCCGCTCGTAATTACGCAGCGCATCGCTAGTATTGCAGCTTGATCCGACGCAATATACCAATTCGGGGCCATAGAGGATGGCCCGTTTCCGCTCCACCCGCCACGCGACCTTAGACCAACCGCCGCGCCGCCGCCAAAGTTCATCCCAATATTGTGTCCATAAACCCCGGCTGCTGTGTCGCCATTTGCCATATCCGCAGTCAGGCTGCCTATGGTTGCAAGCGCTTGTATCGACGCGCCAGGGCTATTAGGGATATCCGAGTACACCACCCACGTATGCGCGGATGTACCTGCAAATGATGCGGCGTCGAATAACGCGAGGTCCGCTCCCATATCGACTACGGCAGTAACAGTACCTCCGCCAACACCTAGATCACCGCTGGTACCCGTGACCGGAGTAATGCTTGTTCCGGTCGCCCCGGAAACCAGTTCACGCACGGTTCCGTCATCTTCGACCACAAGCAACGCGACCACGTTCGCATACAGCGCGTGCCCCGTGTTGAGCTGTATCTGCCCCGACGGTTTTGTCGCCACGATCTACGCCTTACACCCAGTGGGAGATAAGGGCAGCGAGGAGGGCGGCAATTTCCGCCTGTTCCCCCGCAGAGTAGGGGGCCAGTACAACTCCAGCAGTCGATACCGTATACGTGCCGGTATTGTGAGAATTCAACCACGCTTTAACGGCAGGAACCGCCGTATCACGAATGACCACGTACTCGCCCAACAAAGCCATGAAATCTGCGATGCCGAACAATCGCTCAATTGTCGGTCCCAGCTCGGACGGCCCAATACCCGCTGACTGCAACGTGGCGACAGTATCCTCGAGCCGCTTGACCGCCATAAGATGCGGGTATACCCACCCGTTGTTCGACGCAAGTTGTTGCGCCCCAATTTCGGCGGTAGAACGAAGGTCTTCCAGACGCTGATACCACGTCTGTACCAACGCATCAAAGGTTTTCGCTTCTCTCGGGATTGGCATTACTTTCTATCTCCCAAAATGTCTCTTTCTACTACGTTCAGGCGGCGATAAGCATCGGCCGCCCCACTGCAATGTTTCTTGTCGATCTTGTCCAGCAACCAGCACAGCCAATCGCACGGCACACACACGTCCCGGTAGCGCCCCGCCCGCGAACTGATCGTTTCGTATGGGCTGCCGAGCATGAGCGCGTTGGCGAACAGATCGAGCGCCAACAAGAGGTTCATAGTCCATAAGCTAAGCGCAGCGCAGACCTTGCACTTTTTGCCTTTGAGAGTTGCGGGTTTCATCGTGACCTCATGGCTACATCGACGCTCCGGTGGCCGGATCGAGGACTTCGCCCATGTCCTCCCCCGTCAAACCAGAATCTAGGTACACCTTGAATCGTGTTTGACGTACAGAACCGTCTTGGTTCCTGATCGGGATATACCCGAACGCCACGTAGCGATCATTCTCAATTCTTTCCCACCCGGTCATGGTGAACCGTACTTGCGTAGCTGCGGGCAGGACGATCGTATCTGCGGGCTCGATGAATGCCTGCGACCGGGGCAGCCATTTGGCTACTCGGGTGGCCACTTGTTCGACGAGGAAGGTGTTGAACCAGCCCGCTAGTCTGTCATTCCAAGTGGCCACGAATTTCTCCTACTTGACAAGCAGCAGGAATATACCATAGACCGCAGAATACTGGCAATTCGAGGTTGTGAAATCGTTTTCACTTTCTGGACAGGGTAATCCCTAGTCGGTGTGAAAACGATTGCAAGGCTTTGTCGCCGAGCCCCATCGATTCCCCGTCCGACAGGCAAAGTTCCTCGAACTCGAAGAGAAGAGCGGCGGACATCACCTTCGCGTTCTTCATCTTCGGAGCGGTTGCCTTCCAGTAGAAGACGTTCCCGCCGGGCCAACACTCGATGTTGTTCCAGAAGTGGCCAGCGATGGCTTTGAACTCTTCTTGCGTATGGAACTTCTGAATCTTGGGATTGCTGAGTGCGTCCCCCAGACGTACGCCCGGCTCCGAATCGAACACGAAGTACCCTGCATTCCTGATCCCGGAATACTCGTAGTTGTAGTCAGAGATGTCGCGGCACGTACCGTAGACTGCCGTCTTGATTCCGCACAGCGCGTGCACGATCGCGAGAACGCATTGCCTGTCACGAGGGAACGGGATGGAATTCATCACCGATGCCAAGAAGATCGAACTGAATGGTCGGCCTTCCGCCACCTCGTCCAAGAACTCCGACGCCTTCTCCCTACTGTAGCCCGGGTCAGGTACGTGCGCTTCAGTATCCGGGTTGATCCGAAACGGCTCGAAGTCTACGCACTCGACCCCCTTGCTGCGAAGGTACGGTCCGACCTTGCAGAGACCCGCCCCGAAGTCGCAAACATAGTCGCCGTGCATCGTCCTGAACTTGCGCCAGTAGTTGGTGCTATACGAGTCCGCGTCACGGAGCGTCTTGCATCCGTTGGCCCAGAACCGATAGGACTTCGGGAGTCTGCCTCGGTTGTTCTGCGGGCGTCGGTACGCTGAATACCGCAGGAGCTGAGCGAACTCGCCATCGACAGCGTAGTCCATGCTGAGGTAGTTGAGCATGTTCGACGCGAAGTCACCGATGTCCTCCGGGATTTCGATGGTTGGCCATTCTGTAATGCCCTCGTGGCGGGCCTCGAATAGCCGGAATACCCCGTTGATTACCCGCCCCGTAGGCGTGCGTACTATGGGGATTTTTACCCCCTTCCTGCGCATGCTGGACGCGATGAGTAGGGACTTGCGATTGTACTTGTCGGCCATGTCCTTGCCGACACCGACGATCGACCGATCCTCGCATCCATACGCAAACCATTCCTCCCCGTCGAAGTCAGGCATCCCTTCGGCTTGACGCATCAGGCTGGTGATGTCGATCTTGTCGGTAGAGTTGGAGCCGGTATCGAATGCAGTGAAGTCGTTCGTTGCACGATTGAACTGGACGTTGATGCCTTTCTGATTCTTCTCCGAAATATCAACGTAGATGACAGGGGCGGTGCGAAACCCTAGCTCCCTCGCCCGCGCGTGTCGTTGGTGCCCAGACAAAACCATACCATCTTGGTTGCAGAAGATGGGCTGCACGAAACCCATCTTCGCCAGCGAGATACGCAACAGATTGCTGCGCATCTCGTCCGCCTTCCTTGGGTTGCTTTCGTCCGGAAAGATGTCATCCAGAGCTACCCGCTCAATCATCATGCTCAGGTTCTCCGTGTTCTTCTGGATCGCCGGCCCTCTTCGATGGCCAATATGCCGAGACGATCCTTCAGCAGCTCGATGATCGCCCCCTCTTCGAAGTCGCCGTCCGTCTTCACGCTGTTGGTCCAGAGACGATATACATCGGTGGGTATCCGGAAGATGAACTCCCCGAGCACGAAGCGAACGGTCTCGGGGCCGCGACCTACTACTCGCGACGGCGTGTTCTCCTGCGCCGTAAGATCACGGGATACCTCCCCGCTAAGACAGTCGTCGGCGACGGTTTGGCCTAGACAGTCGATCTCTTCCTGTGCAAAGCCGAAGTTCGTGAAATCGATTCCAGAACCGCTGAGCGCGTGAATCTCCTGCGCGAGTAGATCGAGATTCCACGTCGCCTGTTCCGCCACCTTGTTGTCGATGATCCGGAACTGGCGGATCGCCTCGGGGGATAGATGCTGCGCGAATACAGCGGGCACTTCATCCATGCCGAGAGTCTTCGCCCCCTCGACCCGAGTATGCCCCGCCACCAATACGTTGTTTCCGTCTAGGACAACCGGGACCAGAAAGCCGAACTCTTGAATGCTGTTGGCTACGGAAGCCACCGCCTCGGCATTGTCCCTCGGGTTGAACTCGTACGGCACAATGTCGTCGATACTGACGTACCGAATTTGGATTCTCGGCGGATCGTTCCGCCGGCTACGTCTGCGGGCAACACCATTCATAGTCATCTCCAAAAAAAAAGGGGCAGAGGTTTTACCCCCTGCCCCGTGGTCAGAAGCCAAGCGGCCGGAGCATTACCGCGCCGTACGCTTGGCCTTCGGCTTCGCCGCAGGCTTCGCCTTCGCCGCAGGCTTGGCCTTCGCCGCAGGCTTCGGCGCGGCAACCTTGGTTGCGGCCTTGGCGGCTGCCTTCACGGCCGGCTTGGACGCCGGAGCGGCCTTGCCCGCAATCGCTTCGGCGCTGGCCTTGGCGGCTTCCCGCTTCAGACGGTTCTGCAGCCTGGTGACCGACGACACGTCGAGATTTTCCTCGGCCCATGCCGTAAGTACCTGCTCCAACAAGTCGCCGTCGTTCTCGGTGCCGAGGTGTTCCCGCGCCAGATCGAGGATGGCCCGAACGTGATGGCCTGCGGCCTCGACCAGAGAGAACCGGAAGTTGACTCTCCGAACCACGGTCTTCTCGGTAGCGCCGGAGGTCAGCGTCTGCCTGCTTTCGCTCACAGTGTCCTTCAGTTCCGAGACCGTGCTGACGGTTGCCGCCGCTATCAGGTCTGCGTGGTTCGTCTCATCGAGAACCGGGACCACGAGCGCCGCCTTGCTCCAGCCCATCGCCGCAAGATGCTCTTCGCCGTAGCCGTAGCGGCAGAACGTCGTGTAGATCGCGACGAGGTGCATGGCCACCCGGTAGTCGAGGTGGAGGACATCCGCGCACCAACGGCGGAATCCGCCGATGCCCGCGTACTCTTCTTCCTCGGCGTACGCCTTGCTGAGACGGATGTGATAGAGCACCCCGCCGAGCTTCCACTGAGCGCTGGTGGTTTCTTCGGCCAGTTCGAGGGCCTTCTCGGTCAGGTCGCTGCCGTCGCCGATCAGTTCGAGGATTTCCTCGGACTCTTCACCTTCACCAAGAACGATCATGTTCTTGAGTTCGGGGTCGACTTCTTCGACGCGGGTTGAGGACTTCGAGGCAGCAACCGCCTTGCCCTTGGGAGCGGCCTTGGCCTTGGCCTTCGGAGCAGGGGCTTCCTGTTCCTCTTCCTCTTCGGCTTCCTCTTCCTCTTCGGCTTCTTCAGCTTCCTCTTCTTCCTCTTCTTCAGCTTCCTCTTCGGCAGGCTCGATCTCGTCCGAGATCACCGCGACGCCGACAGTCTCGGGGTTCTTCGCTGAGGGCTTCTTCTTGGCGTTGAAGTCCGGGTTGGCAACCGCGAGCACGATCGTCTCGTCATCGCCTTCTTCTTCCGGGGCCAGAACGCTGACGACTGTGTACTGCTCGCCGACTTCCAGCAACTCGCCGTTCTCGGGCTGCTCCGCATCCTCGTCGAATCCGAGGAACGTCACAACGCTGCCTTCTTCGTAGCTGATCGTATCTTCGCTCATTCGCTTTCCCTACCTGTAAACCTTGGGGTTTGCTCACTTGGACCGAAACCAAGAGACTGCCGAACAATTGTATCCCGACTATCCGCCGTGTCAACCGCCCACCATTACTCGAATCGGATTGAAATCGACTTCACAATTTCCTCTGGTTGAATGGTGACGCTGCTCCGCAAGGTATCTGCACGGGATTTGGCGAGTGAATCCTTCGGCCCCTTCGGGTAGTCAGAACCTAGAACCGCTCGCCCGTACATCATCGCGGAGAACGCGTCTGCTTTGTCGAAATCAGTGAACGCTTTGTCCCATTCTTGCTTGAGAAATTTTGTTACTTCACCTTTCGAGGCATTGCCTTTCCCGGTGATGAACTTCTTCAAGGTCGATGGGGGAACGACGATTATAGGGATGTCATCCGAAAGCACAAGGTGTTTCGTGAGGCCAGTCATTTCGGCTATCTGGGTCATCCGACTGCTGGCCCCCTTGACGGGCATACCAAAGGCGTAGCCCTCCACGCAGACGGCATCTAGCCTTCTAATCTGTAGAACTTCCCACACTGCATGGGCAATGATGACGTTCCGGAGGGTATTGTCCGAGAAGCCCTCTACGTTCACCGTTTTGGTCTGGACGGTACCTTCAGCGTCGACGTAGGCCATGCCCGTACTGGTCAGGGACATATCTAGGCCGAGAACTGCCGGGTCATTCGATGGAGAAGCAGGTGCTGACGAAGGGGCACGTCTTCGCGCGGGAAGAGTCTTCGGACTTGCAGTGCCGCCGGGCCGGGATTTCCTTGGTCTCATGGTACTTCCTGATTGCGGCAGCTTCCGCCAGATAGGGCGCAAGGATGGTATCTGCATTCGAGGTGTCGACCTTGAACTCCAGATAGGGGCTCCCGGTCCTCCACTCCTTGCATACGTACAGGATCGAAACCCTGTCCGTGATCTTGTGGCCCGCCTCTCGCGCCAACCACCAATAAAACAGAGCCTGAACCACATGATCCGCCTGCGGGGAGCCGTTGAGGTCTGCAAAACCAGTCGATGAGATTGATTTCACTTCCGCCAGATGAATTCTTTTGTTGTGAAGGATCGCGAGGTCTGTCGAACCGCTGACCTTCAGCCCCTCATGCCGCAGCAATATCTCTTCGTACTTCGTGAAGTGCCCGACCCGCCCGCATCCAGTGCACGACTTGTTGTGCTTATTCGCCTTGGCTCTCGTGCACGGCCCTATGGTCGACGGAGCGTGACAAGTGCATCTCCATCGGCCGAACAGCATCGGGAAGTCTATGACGTTATCCGTCACGAAATCCTGCACTGCCCTGCCTAGCGCGAAAGTCAGGCGCTGCGACTCCCATATCGGCGAAGCAGGAACCGGGACTGCCGCCGCCTCGGATATCGCGACCATCCGCATGCACTTGTGAATCAAGTCACTAACGTGGGTGTAATCCCCGTGCCGGAACGAATCGTTAGACGGGCGAGAGGTATGGAAGATGCGCAGGATCGGGTCTTTCACCGAGATCGGCCCGATCTGCTGTTCCGAGTCCGCCTTGTTCTGGCGGGCAGCCTGTCTAGGATTAACGGCCGGCGTGCGCCGCTCCACCGTCTTGCCTAGTATCTTTCTGCGATCAACTGCCATGATTGGATACCAGTTCTTCTAGGTCCGACAGCGATAGGACTGCCAGAGAAGTGAGCGACTTGCCGTTCGTGTCGGCAAACTCCACAACGATGACCGGAAGCTCGGTAGCAGTGAGCGCCGCATCCGTCAGCTTATCGAACATCGCCCGGGTGACTGAAAAGCTCTTCCGCTGAGTGGTCTTTGCCTCCACCCGGAAGATGCCGTGAAATCTGGTCACGTCTCCCTTGACGTGTTTGTTGCCGGAGCCCGCCGTTACCCTGCCGCCACCGCGCTTCGCCAGCTCTTTCTCTTGCTTTTTGGCTCGGCGGTGGCTGAGTCCGTTGCTCCCGCTATACGTGCGCGACAGGAACTGGTCGCGACTCATTCGTACATCTTCCCGGTCAACCATGAGACGAAGTAGTCGGGCATCTTCAGGTTCTCTGCCTGACCGGCTATCAGGTACCAGTACAAGGCCCGGTACACATCGCGATTGTCGTTCAAGAACACTTCGGCCTGCTTGGCGTTCGCGAAGACGTGATGCTCTTCCCCGAATTCCAAGGTCCACTTCGTGCCTCCGCCAGAGTAGATGCCGAACCGCTTTGCGTACACGAGGAGGGTTCGAGAGTCGTCGATGTCCCCCGTGGAAATGGCCTCTTCCGGCCTATCCATCCGGCACAGACGGAACTCCCCGGTCCTCGGGCCTTCATTCAGTTTGTTCTTCTGGACGGTGAAGGAATGCTCGTTCTCCACCATCGTGTCGAAGTCATAGGCTCTGTCCTTGCCGGTTATCTCCTTGTTGCGCATGTACCACGTAATCGAGGGGAAGTGCTCTACTGCGTACCCGCCCGGCAGGGTACGATTGTCGCCCTTGAAGACTCCGATCTTGGTGCGGAACTGGTTGACGAATAGCACTGCGCATTTGTGCCCACGCATGCGTTCGTGAATCATCGCTACGTTCAGTTTGCGGCACAGCATTCCGATGAGACGAGACTGTAGGCCGACGTGCGAATCGGACGCCTCGCCCTCTACCTCTCGATTCGGCACAAGGGCGGCGAGCGAGTCGACAATCAGAAGGCTGGTCTCCTGCGAGGATATCGTGGCCTCGGCCATGTCCACCGCAATCTCGCCAGTCTCCGGCTCGGCGACCAAGATTTTGTCAACGTCTACACCGAGCTTTTCCGCCCACGTAGCATCGAACGTCTTCTCCGGGTCCAACAGAACTACACGCTGATCCGGGTACTGTCTTTGAGCATTGCCTGCGATCTTCATCGCGATCAGGCTTTTACCCGAGTGCCGGTTGCCGGCCACCTGAGATATGCGGCCTTCCGGTATCCCGCCGAGTAGCGCGAAGTCCAGAATGAACGCGCCGGTAGATATCCTCTCTGGGGCCTTTGATTCCCTGCCGCTGCGTATCACGCCATCCCCGTACCGTTTGTCGAAAGCAGCCATAGTAGCGGCCAGCTCTCCCTTAGGGTCCGTGTCCTTTTTCTTGGTTCTTCTCTTGGGCGTGGCCATCGTTATTCGTCCTCCCCAGGGGCGGCGACCCCATAGTATTCCAGCTCTTGGGTTATCCACCCGCCTACCCGCTCCGCACACTGCCGGAACACGTCGTCCGCCCGCTCGGGAACGCAAGGCATAGTCAAGCTCGCCTCGATTCTCAGGCTTTCGTAGTTGCCGGTGTTTCTGGTTACGCCCACGGATGCGCGGACAAATGCGGGTTCAACGTCAAACAGGATGGCCTCTATCGGCACATCGACTATTTTGTCGTCGACGACTTCTCGGGATACGGTCAGGGTTGTGTGCACCATGCCTTGCCCTGTGGCACCCCGAGAAGTCGATTTTCTCCTTCTTGCCGTCGCCTGCGTCATACCTTCACCTCGCGCTAGGCATTAACTGAAAAGTCTCACCCTCGCCGCATTCACCTCATCCGCAATGCGGGCGACAGTATCTTCGTGGTCTCGCCGGAGATACCGGAAGTGCTGCTCGTGCACTGCCAGAACTCCTGCGATGGCCTCCAGCTCTTCCCGTAGGTACTGCGGCCATCCGTACGTCGTATCCGAGAAGATCGGAGCCGGGATGCTCTCCGCCTTGATCCACGTACGCAGGGTGAGCAACGTACGGCCTAGTGCCGCTGCTGCTTCCCGAGACGAGAAAGACTCGGCCATGAACGGCTCCACACCTTCCGCGTGAAGTTCCCGCTCCGTGCCGTCCCCGAGCAGCCCCTGATCCAAGATCGGGGTCACCTCGACTCGCTCTCTTTCCCGATACGTACGGCGCGACTGCTCTTTCAGCCCTTCTCTCAGGATGTGATCTGCAGCATACGCCTGCCGTCGGCGTTCGTTACGATTTTGGGCAAGCGCAGCCGCTTGCTGTTCTTTGTGCACTGCGCGGATAGACCGGCGGCGTTGCACTTCTGCACTTCGTCGGGCATTCGCCATTTGAATATCTCCACATTTGACTTTCCGAAATCCTTCAACCGCTGAGCGAGTTGATGCTCGGCACGAAAGGACATTACGTCACGGATGGTAACCCATATCGGGGTTAGCTTTCCAGATAACGTCCGAAGGATTCTACCGTGTACTTGAACAAATGCGGCCTTCGGGGTCACATCGATCCCTGCGTCCAGCCCGGGGACATCGACGCCTTTCGAGAATACTGAGTAGGTAGAAAACACGATCCTTGAGCTGGCCAACCTGTCGTCCAGCCTTTCCAGCTTGTTCTTGCTCTCCTTCGGTACCAGTACGACCGGAGTGAACACAGTGTCTTTCTGCCAGTGGGGCGGGAACCTGTCGGGGCTCCTATCCTTGGCGTATCTCCACTTCGTAGTCTTGCCCGTGTACACAACCATCTCTTCCTCGGGCACCCCGGTCATCTCCATCAGGGTGTGAAGCTCCTCCAGATGCTGAACTCTCGCCCCGATTACCAGAATCTTCCTGTCATGCTCGTACAGCCATTTGATGGCCTGCACGATCATCCAGTTCCGGTCGGGATCGGCGGCAAGCTCACTGACGAACCTGCCGTCTTTCGGCGAGATGTTCGCGTACCACGTCGGGACGTTGCCTTTGTACTCCAATACCCAGACTTTCGACTGTTGACGCTCTTCTTTCAGAACTACCCGGTGCTGCCCTACGTGATCCATCAATAGCTTGTTCAGTGCGTCCCTGCGATCGGGAGTGGCCGAAAGTGCCAATCGGTACATAGCGGGGAACATAGCGAGAACGTTGGAAAACTGCTCCGCCCCGCATACGTGGCACTCGTCGAATATCACCGTTCCGAATCTGAAGAAAAAATCATCAGAGTCGTACCCGTCGTCCGCTCTCCGGTAGATGGACTGGACCATCCCGATCACGAAGTCGTAGCCTTCCCATTCGTCCTTGCCACCCCCGATGTAACCGATTTCACTTTTCTCGTAACCGAACAGGGAAACCAAGGTCGCGATCCATTGGTTCGCCAGCTTTTCCTGATCTACGAGTATCAGGGTCTTCATGGACAGATGGGCCGCGATGCAGCAACCCATAACCGTCTTGCCCGATCCGGTGTACGCTTCGAGCACAACATCATGCGCGGGGGGTACTTTGCCGCTAGCCGGGGCGAACAAAGACAAGACTTGGTTCACGGGGGCCTCTTGATGCGGGCGCAATTCAGGCCAGCTAGGGACTTCGTAATCCATTTCATCCCCGCACAAATCCGGCTCGACACCAATCGAGCTGGCGAAGGATCGCGGAGCCAGTAGCCATTGCGATTCGTCCGACCGATAGCCCTTGTGCTCGACAGTGGGCTCGCCCAGCTTCTTTACCGAGTAGGTCAGTCTCTTGCGGTGCTGGTAGTTGTCTGCGATGTGGGTCAGGCCCTGCACTTCATCTACCTCTGTTCCGGCTCTGGTCCGACGGCGCGTTGTAGTGCACGTCGCGGACTCTTGCCCGGAGCCTTTTCTCTCGATTCGCCCGGATACGCACGTAGCGCATGCTTCCTCCTAGACGGGGCGGCTAGGCCAATTCCTGCCGCCCCTGTTCCTCAACGACGGCCTTTACGAGCAGCCGGACGAGCAGCCGGTCGGACTGCGGGTCGGACACCGGCCCGGCGACGAGGCGGGGCTTCTTCAACCTCCTCTTCGGCCTCCTCTTCAACCTCCTCTTCGCCTTCTTCCTCGGCCTCCTCGTCACCTTCCTCCCATTCCTCTTCCGCCTCTTCGTCGGCGCTGTTCCATGCCTCGTCCGTCACGCCTTCGTCATCCAGCTCCGCGTCTTCGGTGGCACGAGAGCCCGGACGCGGCCGGCCTCCTACAACCTTCAGGAGCTGGTCGTACGTCATGGGAGGGAACACCTCATCGTAGTCGACGGGCTGCGAGGCGTCTTCCTGTATCGTCTTGCCCTCACGGTTGGTGTACTCGCGAACGTACTCCGACAGTTCGTCTTCAGACATGAATCCAACCAGATCAATGTCCGACCCTGTGTTCGGAGAGCGCTGATCGTCGCGGAAAATCTTGACGATGGCACCGCGCATCGAGCCGTTGTTGCCGTCGCGTACGGCGGAGCTGTCCTGCATCCGAGTCCACTTCGGCTGCATACCGAGCTTGACTCTCATCAGCTTCCGGCTGAACGCTTCGTTGCCGTCCTTGTCCTCGTAGAACGTAAGGATCGTGAAGATCATCACGTAGGACGGGTGGGAGTCCGGGGCGTTCTCGCACACCGGGCAGAACTCGCCGTCGTCCGGAGCTTCGAGGCACGGTACGAACTTGGTCGGCCGGTTCTGATTGTTCGGGTCCGGGAGTGCGTGCTCGTGACGGTAGAAGGTGTCGATCGCTTCGTCCAGAACGACAATCTCGACCTCTTCTTCTGGCGGCATCCAGAAGGACCAAGGGACGTTCGATTGCAGCTTAGCGGCTTCCCGCCGTTCTTCCATCTTCTTCCGCTCTTCCTCGGCCCGGGCTCGACCCGCACTACCGCCGTAGTTACGGGTAGTAGGTCCGGTCGGTGCTGCGGCGGCTTTGCGGCTCCGCGCCACTGCCGGGCGGCGACCTGTCGGGTTTGCTGCGGGTGCGCTTGCGGACTCGGCCCGTGCGCGTCGTGCGGGTCCAGCGGCTGGACGGGCGGTACTCCGCGTCGCAGGCTTCGCTTTCCCACGTACTGCTCGGTTGGGTTTCCGGTTGATGGGCATCTTGGCTTCTCCAATGGGTTAGTATCGTTTGCTTCACTTCATCGGCTAGCAGCATCGCCGTTCTCTTGGTCAACCCAAGAAGGATCAGTCTGTCGATCCTCAAGTCGAAAAAGTCGAACAGTTCGCATTTGCCCCCGTCGATTCCAATCGCTACCGGGAAGATGCTTGTGTCGGGAGTTTTTGCCCCGAAGCACGAAACCGGAACGACCATCATCAGGCGAATCGGAAATCTGGTTTTGGTGTGCATCTTGGGATCGTTGATCTGATACAGCACTGGTTCCCGATTCAGGACTTTTGCGAAGATGCTGCTTTGCTGGCCCTCTACTGTCGGGGTTTTACCGACCGAAGAATTATAGCACACCTCTTCCACCTATCGCTATACTCTTTTTTTCAGCTTGACTCTGCCGATCTTCCTTTTGCGCGGACCGCCGGACGCACCAACGACACGATTCTTAAGCACGCCAAAGCCCGCATCGGCTGCCGCCTCATAGTAGCCGGCGCTGCTGGCGGTCCACTCTTTGGTGGGGGCTATCCTTAAGCACTCGCCGACAATTCGATAAGTATCCATCTGCGCTAACGACACTAATTCGGACGGGTCTTTGGCCCCCTCACCCTCCGGAAAATTTCTGGGGGACTTAGTGTGCATATGCCCCCAATCCAAGTAGTCGACTTTCATAGACTGCCCGATCAGGCTCCACGCTTGGATGGCTGCTTTGTAGCCGGCGGCGTCGTGGTCAAACGCCAATACCACCGAATCTGTAATCGTTTGCAACTCTTTGAATTGCTCTTTCGTCAGTCCGCTGTGTAGGCACGCTACTGCAGGTATCCCAACCGCCCGCAGGGCCAAGTAGTCCATCGGGCCTTCTACTAGATACAGAGACTTCTGGTGTTCGTGCACGGACGCGTAGGAGATCGCATTTTCCCCGGAGAACTCGTCCGCCCCGAGAAGTAGCCTGCGTTTCTGCAGGCCGAAATAATCCTTCACTTTCATCCGGTGGTCGCGATGTATAGACCGCCCGGTGTAGCCGTACAGTTTGCCGTTCGCTCCTCGTACCGGGAACAGAATTCGCTGTTCTTCCGGGTCATACTTCAGACGAGAAAGCGCAATATCGGCGTCTGTCTGTCCCCCGCCGCACCAGTACACGATAGGGTGAGGGTGATTCCACTGCTGGAGGGACTGGAGCCGTTCGTCTATGAAATTCCACGCCTCGATGTGCTCAGATAGCTCTTCCCACATTCCCTCTACTTCTGGTGGCACTTCCTCCATTTCGGTCTGAGCAGGTGACCGAGATGCGGCGCGCTTTCCGGCTCCGATCGAGATTCGCTTCTTCGCTGGCGCACCGAACAGCTCGGTGGCGTTGATGTCTTCTAAGAGCGAGTCGTAGCTGATCCCTCGGAAGTCTGCGAGACGGCGGATCAGGAATGAGATGGGGCCTCGGAACCCGCAGGTGAAGCAATGTCCGACGCTCTTGTCGTCATCGTGGACCGACACACCAAAGCTGGGCCGAAGGTCTTGGCCGCTGTGTTCCCGGACGTGGGGAGCCAGCGGGCAAGAGCCCATAACCCACTCCTTGTGGGATTTGTCGTCGATGTTCCTGACGCCGAGTTCCGACATCAGCGATACGATTGCTGCTCTATCCATGTCTGCGCTCCCGTGAAATCGATTTCACTTCTTCTTCGCGCGGCTCGGCTTCTTCACCGGGGTCGCCGAAGTAAACTTGTACTCCACCGGCTTCTTGGCCCCCTTACGCTCGTCGATCATGTCGTCAAGCTGCAAGGTGCTCAGGAAACGCTTGGCTGACGCCAGCTCGATCTTGCAGGACTGGAAGAACTGATCTTCGGAGACCACATCGTAAAACTGGCGCGGGTCGATGGTCCGCACGAGATTGCTTCTCGGGGTGTACATCTCGTGGACACCATGCGCCGTCTTGAACTCTTCGATCCCGTACCGAGTCATCATGGTACGGGCTTCATCCTGAAGCACGGACAACTCTGCGGTAGCGGTAGCGATCGCCGCCTGCGCCTCCGCGATCCTCTTCGCTACGCGAGTCAATGCCGCCTTCGCCGGCCCGTCCACCGTCTCTTTGACTCGCTTGCGTCTGGCTACTCCAGCAACTGGAGTGGCGGTTTTCTTCGATATCAGAACTCTGCGAGGCGTTGGGGCTGGCATGAGGGTTTCCCTCCTTGATTGATCGGCCCGATGATTGTACTTGTCTAAGATTCTTTGTCAAGCGACCAGTGTAACCAAATGCTCCTCGATCTCAATCCTGCCGTAGTTCTCAGGTACGACCTGTTCCGGCAGCTCGATATCCATATCCTCGATCGTGCTGAAGTCGAAGTCTTCGTCCAGATCAAGCCCAGACATTTCGTACTGCTTGCCCGCGTGAGTGCCGAACGACACGTCGGCGACAATGGGGATCGACATCTTGTAGCCCCACAAACCTTCGATGTCCACGCCCTCCATGTACTCCTTCAGAACCTTCGCGCCCCACTCGACGTGCTCAAGCCGAACGAGGGCGAGCAAGGCGTCATGCACGAACCCGTTGGGAGTCAACAGTTCCGGGTCGATCTCTTGGTCGATCTCGGCATTCGCCCTCACCCCTAGAGTGGATGCGAACTCCTGCACCGGGCTGTTGATCGCCTGACGTTCTGCTTCTTGGCGGATGTACTCTTCGACAGAGCGGATGGCCGGGAGATGACGAACTCGACCCGAGAACGATCGCACGTAGCCGTACTCCCGCGCGAACTCCCGAACGGCTTGGTGCCATGCGGTAAGCCCAGAGTAGGTCTGGAAGAATTGCTTGCGGATGCGCTTGGCGTCGTTCTCGGAAAACTCCACCCCGTACTGCGTCTTCGCGTACACGATGAACTTGCGCCAGCCCATGCCGTAGATGAATCCGAAGTTCACGGCCTTGGCCTTGAATCGCAGCAAGTCCCGTTCGTCCGCTTCGAGACTCTGATACTCCGCCTCGGATATGCCAGCGACGATGAGCGCGGTGCGTCTGTGGATGTCTCCCCCGGTTTGGTAGATTTCCAACATCGTTGGTTCTTGCGCCATCTCAGCGACGATGCGAAGCTCGGCCTGCGACAAGTCACACTGGAGCAAAGCGTAGCCGGGAGGTGCCTTGAAGATTCCTCGGTACAGCTTGGCAAAGCGTCCCCGCTTCGGGAAGTTCTGGCCGTTGGGATCGCGTGAGGCGCTTCGCCCGGTCACCGCTACGTGGAGCTGGTAGATCGGGTGAATGCTCCCCTCGTAGATGTAATGCTCACGGAACTTCTTGATGTTGGTTTCGAGCAGACGGTTCATCTTCATCCACTCGGCCAATACCTCGGTGTACGGGCACTCGTCGAAGAAGAACGGCAGGTGGTCCTTTGAGCTGGTGGTGGGGACACGTAGATGTTCGGGGAGCTTGGAGGTTCCCTTCGTGAACATCTTGGGCTCCAAACAGAATCCGTCTGGGTGGTCGAACAGGATATCCCGTATCAGTTCCGGTCTCGTGAGGCTGATCTTCTTGCCCGCCCGGAAATGATCTCGGACCACCTTGCGAGGCATGTCGCGAACCAGCGTCGCGTGCAGATCGTCAACGTGGGCCTGAAGGTTTTCCTGCAGCGAGTCTAGGGCATTCTCGTCCACGTCGAGCCCTTGAAGCTCCATCGGCATGAACGAATTCAGGCCCGGCATTGACACCGTGTAGTAGTTGTTTTCCTGCGCCGGGTCGTCAGCCATGATCCCAAGAATCACGTTACGAAGACGCAGGGCGGCATCAACGTCCCCGCACCCGTACGACACGATATCGTCGAGAGGGACTTCCGCCATCTTCGATTTGTCGTAGTGGGAATCAAACCAGTCCGAATACCCGCCCATCTCCGGGACATACATCTTGACCACGGTGGCCAAGTCTTTCGACCGGAGGTTTTCGTCGATGCTTGCCAGCATGACCAGCGTGTCTTCCATGATCCGTACGCGCAGGCCGAGGCGGGTCCATATCCACATCGCATCAAACTTGACGTTGTGTCCTGTGACCGACACTTCCGGCCGGCAAAGAAGCTCCTTGAGCTGCCGCCTCAGTTTGTTCTTGAGCCGCTTCGGGGCTGGGTCGTCTGGATGATCCCAAGATATCAGGTACCCGGTACCTTCCTCGGTGGATACCTGTATGGTCAGCAAACGCTTGTCTCTTTCGATCCAGCGAAGGCCCTCGGTCTCTACGTCCAAAGATACTACTTCCGGGTTTTGGTCGATGAGGAACTGTAGGTCTTTCACCCGTTCGTAGTGCCCGGACGCGTTGTCGCTCGCCAGCTTCTGGTCGAAGCCGTTGTTCATGAGGCGGGAGAGAATCTTGCAGTCGGCGTCGAAGATGCCTTCGTTCTGCGGGTACAGTGCCACGAACAGCGGATCGATCATCGGGAACACATGGGCGTTGTAATCGGTTACAAACTTGGCGATGCCCCGGGCCTTCATGATCTGCACGCCCCGCCCCATCAGGATGCTGGCCGTCTCCGCCCCCAAAGGGATGATGACTTCAGGCTTGACCTGGTCGATGACTCGAAGCATGTACTCGCGACAGCTTGCGGCGATCTCCTTCTTGATGACCGCCTCAGTCTCGTCCCGAACGAAGTGGCAGCGTATGACGTTGTGGAATGCAACGTCGGACTTGTCCAATCCGTTCTTGGACATGAAGTGTGAGAGCACACGCATCCCGTTCTTGCTGAGATGCTGTCGCTGCCTAGCCGCCCCCTCGTTTTCTGGCTCCTTGTACAGCACGAGAATCCTAGCCCCGCGAGTCAGCGTGGGCTTGATCTTCTCGCATCCTTCGAGCGGGCATGTCCGGCACGGATGCGGTACCCGCAGAAGGTTCTTCTTGATCGATATCTCACGGGCAAGTGCAACTTCGCTCATCGGGTTGGCATCCAATCAAGTGTTCTGGCCGGGGTATGCGTTCCGCCTTCCGCTTCGTCAGGCTCGCTAACATCCAGATCGATCTGGGGTAGCTGGACGTATGGCTCGAAAGAGAACCGGATCGGGAAATCCACCGGGTCGCCTTCTCGGGCTGCGAGCTGTCGGATCACTCGTACCCTCGGGTCTTGGATTCGAGCGGGCGCTTTCGAGATACCAAGGATTACCGAGCAGTGCGTGGAGAAGGCGTCCGAGTACCCGATCGTCTCTAGGTTACCACCGCCACGTACCTTCGTGCTTTCCCTGTTCAACTGGCTGGTGCCTATGATCGGCAAGCGATGGTCGAAGGACGATCTCTTCAGATCAGTCAAGATCGCGGTAACCTTGTCTCCGGTGGATGAGTTCTTGGCTGCCGTGGGGCTCCGCATCAAGTACAGCCCGTCAACGAACACGATGTCTGGCTGGATGTCGGATATCACCCCATCCAGCTCGTTCGTGCCCTGCGCCATGTTGCTGCCGTACACATGGAAAGACTGGAGACCAGCGTAGTACGCCATAGTCTCTTCCAGACGGCGCTCACCATCCCTGCCAAGTCTGCCTTTTCGGACGTTCTCAGCGTTGAGCCGGGCTTTCATCGCGAAGAGGCGCATACCGATGGCCTCGGCGGACATCTCCATGCTGGACAGTAATACCGAGAATCCTGCGTCTACAGCGTGCATAACCGACCATAGGAGAAGCCACGTCTTGCCTTGCTTCGGCCGTCCTACGATGGCGTTCAGATCGGTAGGTAGCCACCCGCCCGATTGCTCGTCCAATGCTTCCCATCCGGTCGGCACCCCGATCAAGCCCACCGCATGGTGACGCTCGCGATACAGCTCCATGACGCGCTCGCCCAAGGCGGTCGAGTCCAAGAGCGTATCGTCAGTGCGGTTGGCGCGTATCGATCCTGCCAGAGCGTTGACTGCCTCGAACGCGGCCGGCATATCGCTGGACGACAGGGCATCGCGCAGTTCATTGAACGGGTCCACAAGCGCGTTGTACGTTCTGCGCTCCCGAACCTTCTCCAGATAGTATTCGAGACTGTCTTCCGCCCGAAAGAATTCTACCCCGCAATCTTCCTCGATAGCGTCAACCGTGGGCAACTCGCCAAACCTGCGGCGGTGGTTCCGCACGTAGTTGTACGCGCGCACTTCCTCGTCGCCCATGAAGTCTTCTTGCGACACAGATCGCAAAGCGCCCGGCTGCTGACGCTCGCATATGACGTACAGCAAATCCATACCGTGGCTCATGTCCGCTCCCACAGACGATAGGTGCCCATCGGGTACAGGACTTCCTCGTTGTTTGTGAAATCGTCTGCACTAACTCGATAGGTCCAATCCAGAATGGAATGGCTAAGAGAGTTGATGACCGGACCTAACGATGACCAGTGGATCACCCCGCCCCCGTCTTGGAACAGGTGTATGAAATCTCTGAGGCGAGAAGTATCACGGGTAGAGTAGGGCCACGCGTCTTCCGTAACTCCGAAGTCTCCCCCGACGATAGAGAGGTGCCCGTATTCCATGAGCCAGCAATCCAGCAACTTCGTGCCTGCGTGTTCGGATACGGTATCCATCAGCGTAGAGAAGTTGAGCAGCCGGACTTGGCATCCCCGAAGTACCAGCTCCTTTGTCAATATGTGCATGAAGCATCGCGCATTACCGGGCGGCAAAGTAGTCCAGTCTCCCGCGTCCAGATGGATGCCTTTCTGGTGCCTTGCCCATCCTGCCGTGGCCACGTAGTCGCGGACTTTGTGGCACCCGATAGTGAGCATGCTAAGGCCCCACGATCCTCTGGCTACTCCGGCGGCTTCGAGCTGGTTCTCAATCTCAGTCATGGCGCTTCTCCAGTTTCCCGGAGAGTGCACCGACTGTCTTCGGCCTGCGCTTGACCTTCTGTACCAGCGCCCGGCGTAGCTCTGCGTTCTCGGCCGCAAGGGACGCTGTACGGGCCTCTAGGCGGTCGTAATCGGCCGTACTGGCGTGAGGGGCGGTAGGGGTAGCGGGTGCGGTACTGCGGCCGTCCGGGAGGCTCCTGCGCGCATTGGCGGCGCTAGTCTGGTTTAGGCCCCGCTTGAGGTAGCGGGTCCATAGGGCCACGAATCCGAATGAGGGCTCGGAGGGCATCGTATCCATCCACGCAAGTTCGCCCTGACGAATGTCCTGCCACCTCTCGACTACTTCAGCGAAGAAGGCAGGGATGTCGTAGATCATGGCCAGTTTGAGATTTCTACGAAATGCACCGATCTCCTTAGCGGTAGGCTGAACTTCGTTGGGTACGTGAACTCTCCACGCCGCGATGATGTCTTGGGTCTTCAGGGTAGAGTTGGCCCGCCCAGCCCGCTCCAAATTCTTCTTCCGACTCTGGGTAGATACCTGAGCCAGTCGTTCTTCGATGCTACCGTGGTACTTCGCCACCCCCGTGCTCCTCAGTTGCTTTGTAGCCCAAGTTAGCCAGTTGTCATCGTCGCCACGGCGACAAGACTTCTGTGTATTCATTCTGTGTATTCTCTTCTGAGTATTATGGTGTCCACCTGCTGGATAGCCCCCTATCCACCTGCTGGATAGCCCCTATCCACCTGCTGGATAGCCTAGACCGATTTCAAGGCCCTTTCTCGGATCAAAGGAGCCAGAATTCTCTCTACATGGACACAATATCTGTTACCTCGTGACGTGCCTTTTCCCTTCATGGTGCCCACCAATCCCCTCTCTTCTACGTCCGATAGACAGGCCCATAGGGTGCTCTTGCTGACGGGTAGTCCAGAGTGCAGGGCCTCCCCGGTCCTAACATCTGTAACCCCGAAAATGAAATGACGCTGCGGAATGTACTCCCATTCCTTCCCCCATCGTAGAGTGCGTTCTGTTATGAATAGCAGGACCAGCCCGGAGTTGATCCCTACTTCCACGAGCCATCGGTTCAGTATCTGTTGGTACACCGGGACGTACAAAGACATCAGTTTGTCGTTGACCATCTTTACCACTAGCGTTGTGGGCGAGAAAAAAGGGGACGTAAGTGCCCCCCTAAGTGCGCCGACCATCAGTGGCGCGCGAGTACCGTAGCCCGCGCGTGTGCGGCAAGGCTGATCCCTACCGTACCGTGCGGATCGCATTGCGCTCGCGTGCATGCTTGGAGCCATTCAATCTCGAACTCACGGGCAATCTCGTAGCCCGGGAAGTCCGACGCGACGCGGATCGCCTTCTCCTGTCCGACGGGCAGTACAAAGAAAGTCTGCCTATCCTCGTCGAATTCGATGGTACTCGCTCGCTCCAATTTCACCTTTCCGATCGCCGTCAACGGGAATTCGTCCATGTGCAGGGCGCTCATTGCCCCGGCGTTGTCGACGGCGATTACGATCTCTTTCTTCATCAGTTGACTCCCTTCTGTGCTGAGCGTGGACTTCCTCAGAAGTCCTGTTTGACCGTGGTTCCGATCACCGCGCCGGCCGGAGGCGCATAGTATTCGGGCTTGAGGTCTCGGCTGTCGACACCGCCGAGTGCGATCTCGATCGGGGCCGACGCCTCGACGCATGAGGTGCCTTCGCAGTTGACGGCTTCGTTGATGACGACGCCTGCCGGGCTGAAGCGTACCTTGAGGTGCGGACGATTCGGGTCCATGTTGTCAGTCTCCTGTGTAATCGTTTTCACGCGAACCAAGGCGGGGCGAACCCCGCCGATCCGAGGGTTGCGGCTTACGCCGCGATCTGGACGAGCAGTTGCATCTCGCCATCCGGCATGACATGACGTTCCATGTCGACGTAGCCCGCGTTCATCGCGGCCTTCTCGGCGCAGATGATCTGGTAGCGCTGGAGCAACTTGCCAACTGCCAACGTCTCGCGACTTACCTCCTTGTCCATCTCATTTCCGGCTGCGCCGCCCAACTGGCGCTGGACGCTGCCGCCGTAGAAGTCGGTCCGCAGTTCGCGGGTGCCGTCTTCCATGTCGTAGACCCCGATGTCGTACTGCGCGTTCGGGAGGTGGATCACGGTATGGGTGGATTCCATGCCCGTCTGGCGAGTCCCGAAGTACGAGCGCGGGGCGCAATTGTGTTTGAGTGAGATGGCGATCCCTTCTGCGGCCAGCTCGGCGACCGCTGCTGCGAGCGCGTCGAGGTCGGTGAGGGCTGCGGTGGTCACACGGGATGTGTGGCTCATGTTCGTTCTCCTTCTGTCTGTGGTCGGTCGGTAACTCTATCCAAGCTCCGCCATTGTCTCTTGTATAGGAACTTTAGTCAACTAGGTTTTTTTGCGCCTCACGACGGTTATTTTCCGGGTGCTACGACGCTTGGGGGCGAGCACCCCCATAGCCCCGCCAGTGCCTGCCCGTACCTCGAAGTCCACCGTGGACTTGCGTAATACAGCGACTTCTACGCATCTGTAGTTGTCTTCGCACTCCATCGTGTCCGGGTTGACCCGCCCCATCGCAGGAGAGATGGCAGAGAGCATTTCATGCGTCAACACAATCCCCCTGCCTTGGAACATGACGACCGACGACACGTCGGATACCGCGCTGTGTACGGGCCGATACCGCACATCGATCATCGCCGCCCCTGAATTCAGGAGAATCGCTACCGCCCCGGTCTCCTGTCTCCCCCCGGTACCAAGTACCTTGGCGTAAGTCGACCACAGAAGCGTAGGCCCTGTGTCGACCGGGCGACGGTAGAACGTCGCGGACCACTTGCCGAAGTGGTGGAGGTTTCGATGGGCGTTCCAGTGCAAGTAGCGGATCGGCGTGAGCAGGATCTCCTTCGGCATCGCCATCACTGGACGACCCGATTTGGTCACCCGGTTGAAGTCCGCCACCATAGAGTTAAGCCGGTCAGAGGACAAAGGGAACGAGGCGTTCCCGTGACCAATACACAGCGAACCCTCCTTGTCGTAGTCGGCCATCGGGATAGTAGATGCCACCTCAATCTTCCTCTTTCTTCGGCGAGCGCCGCGAGGCGAGACTGGTCACCTTGCCTTGCGTCGTGTTGATCTTGCGCCGCGTGCGCTTGGCTCCGGTCGGCTGCGCCCCGGGCTCCCCGCGCCGCGTACGCCCATGCTGCCGGTTCTCCTCTTCAGTGAACGAAGCCGCCGTGGCGTTGTCCTTCGCCCAGACCATCATCGACTCCATCTGCTCGCGGTGCGACTGCGAGAGCGGAACCATGCCCCGGGCGCACTTGTCGAGGTGTACGGCAGAGAGTGACCGCTCCGGCTCCGAGTAGGCCAAGATCAGCGCGTCCTTGACGATAGCTTCGATCTCTGCCGGTACGTAGCCCTCGGTGATGTTGACGAGGCCGTACACGTCGTTGGGGTCGAGGTTGTCCAACGAGTGGCCCCGACGGTTCAAATGAATCTCGAACACTTCTTCCCGCTCGATCGCGGTGGGCAAGGTGGTCGAGAAGATGGCATCAAACCGGCCCCGACGCAACAGCTCTGGCGGAAGGCCATTGACGTTGTTCGCCGTGACGACGTTGAACACGGGAAGGGCGCATTCCTGCAGCCATGTGAGGTACATGCCGAGAATCCGCATCGAGACGCCGGAGTCGCCGCCGCCGCCGATCCCGCCCAACCCCTTGTCGATCTCGTCCGCGAAGCATACGCACGGAGCCATCGCCTCGATCATCTTGAGGGCGCTGCGCATCCGCGACTCTGACGACCCGAGCAGGGCATTGAACATCTTGCCGAAGTCCATCCGCACGAGCGGGATGCCGAATGTGCTCGCAACCGCCTTGGCGATAAGCGACTTGCCGGTACCGGGGACGCCGACCAACACGAGACCCTTTGGGGCCTCGATGCCGAATTCTTGGGCTTCGGGCGAGTAGCAATCGGTCCGGAGCCGTACCCACTGCTTGAGGTGATCCATGCCCCCCACGGAGTCCATGTTGCCGGACTCCATCAATTCCAGAAGGTCGCTGGACTTGATGGCCTCGGCCTTGGCCGAACGGATGCCGGAGACCAACACCTCTTCGATGTCGGCGTTGGGGTTCTCGCCGGCCTCGGAATTGGCGAATTCCACGATGGTGCGCGCCAAGCCTTGATCGAAGCTGGAACGAGTCATGCCCGCCCCCGCAACGATGATACGGTCCAGCTCGCTCGAATCGGCGGGGAACACGAAGCGATCATCCTCGCTATCGTCGCCAAACGCATTCTCGACCATTTCGAGATACGCGGACTTCAGCTCGCTGTGCCCCGGCAGTTCGAGGGAGACGGGGTAGAAGTAGGGGGAGAACTCGGCGGACGGCAGGGGCTGGTCGTTGGTCGTGAATACAACCTTGATCGCCGATGCGTCCGAGTGCTGCGACAGCTCCATGACTGCCGCCAACAGGGGGGCGTTGTTGGGGATGTATAAGTGTGCGTTGACGAAGTTGTAGACACGGGTCCGTTCTCGCTCCTCGCTATCCTGCGGGCAATCCCGCAGCTCCATGAGCTTATCCCAGATGTGCTGCATCGCGGGGATGATTTGCTGCGTGTTCGGCACCGGCGCGGGCGTCGGCGTGAATGCGGTCATCGTAGTGTACTGGCGGAGTCCGCGCAGGACGTTCCATTCGTAATACTCGGCTCCCGGGATTGCCATGACAACCGTTTGCAGATCGTTGCATGCCCGGACGACTTCGGTGGTACGGACGTGGATCAGGGGGGTTCCGGAGTTGATGGCGTTGGCCACATCCTCCTCGAACTTGTCGATGCTGCTGCGATCGACAATGATATTCTGAATGCCAGACATTTGTTCTGCTCCTTCTTGGTTGACGCGCCGACCATTATCCCTTGTATGGCTTTTTTAGTCAAGCCCTTTACAAAAAAAAGCCGCCCCGAAGGGCGGCCCCATTTCCTACCTCAGCACTACTTCTTGCTGCTCAACCATTCTGCTGCTCCGGTCAGCAACCCTTTGGGGGGCTCCTTGCCGGCAGCAATCGGCTTGTCATGTGTGCTGCGCGAACGTACATGCACGCCCACCACACCAACCGCCAAGGTCATCGATCCGGAGGTATAGGCCATTGCTTCTGCGATTGCGCCGCCGACCGCCTTCATCAGCGCGGCCACATCCAGCACTTCTGCGGGGGTAATGCCTCCATCGGCCACCGCGCCCAGACCTACGAGCCCGGTGCCGATAACCGCGAGCATCGTCAGCCATACCTGCGAAGCCAAAGTATAGATGATGGTACGTACGACTTTCGGGCGAGTCCTGCGCACGTACTGGTCGGCGCTATCCAGCTCTGTGCGGTTTGTCTCGCCCCGCTGGCGCAAGTCTTCCCGAAGAGTTTCATTCTCCTCGGCAGTAACCTGAGCGGCAATCCGGGCCAGCTCTACCTCTCTGTCCGCCTCGATCTGGCGAACCCGCACCATGTCTTCGGGGTGCGCGTCGAGATGGGCTTCGATGGTGTCTTCGTCGGCGGGCAACCCGAGACCTTCCCCCAGCATCTGCAGCGCTTTGACTCCTACCCCTACCGGACCCCCGGCGAGTGCGGCACCGAAAAGCTCGGCCCCGCCCTTCAGGAGTTTCTTCGCAAGACTGGACATAGGCTACTCCTAGCTGAGACGGTTGTAAGCTATCTTCTTCCAGCGAATCTCCAACTCCCACGGCTCTTCGAGGTTGAAGTATTCGATCATCCTTCGTATGGCCTGCGCCGAGTGGGTCACCGCCCACTGATCCCCTACCACGCCCAAGAACCTGCCGGGGGCGATGCAGCCTTGAAGCTCCGACGCCCGGTTCGCAGAGTGGATGAGGCAGGAGAATCTTCGGGAGGTCGGCTCTTCCCAATGGGTCACGCCAAGCGGTTCGCTCACGATGGCCCAAGGCCCCTTCCCTGCGTGCGGCACCATCGTGTATATGCCTTCTGGCACACAACTGACGTACTTCTCGTTGTTCTTCCATTCCTGCTCGACGGTGTACAGAGCCTCGTTGCCGAACTCCAACTGACCGAAAGTTCCGCAGCCGGGAACCGATCCGAAACGGGTAAGGGATGCGGTCTTCATTTGGCTCTCCAGTGAAAACGATTTCAAACTTCGTATCTGCCGCCTGCCGGGCGAGGGCGTCTCCGCCCCACTATCGACCCCTCCTTGACTCGAACCAGATCGCCGGGTCGGTACGTCGCCCCGTTCGCGAGAAACACAGAAACGCCGTTACGCATACGCACGGATACTCTCTGTCCGTCGGCGGCGACTACGGTGCCTTGTTGGCTGGTCGAAGACCCTAGCAGAGCTTTCAGAATTTGCGGTCTGTTCATGTCACACCGGAACAAGCAGGGTTATATTCAGGTACGCGGCCGGGGGCTTGAGATCGACGTACGCAGAGATCGACTCTATCTTGCCTCTGGCCAGCTCCCCGGTCAACAGGTCGTCGAACTCTACTAACTGCCCTAGTTCCACTCCCGACTGGTAGGGTATGCGTATGTTCTTCGTCAGTACGTTGGTCGATGCCTCGTCCAGCGCGGTAGCTCCGCGAGCAAGGGCCACGGACAGTTCCGAGAGAAGAGGCTCAAGTATGTCCTCGCCCGGTTTGGTTCCCGGGCCGCGAACCACAAGGATATCCGTCATGTTGCCAGCCCCGTGAACTGCACCGCAATCTGGTACTCCTCCTGCCCGACAAGAAGAGTATTCGTCAGCTTGTAGGCGATCGCCGAGGAGTTGTACTCCAACAGCCCTACGCCCACATACGGTGCGACGAGCGTCGGGCCGCTACTGACCCTCAGCTTGCTGTCGTTCAGCCGAATGACATTCCCGAGGTTGTTGCCCAGCCATGTGAAGTCGAACAGTCCACCGGCATAGTTTAGCGGCTTCTGGACTGTCGCCTCGTAAACATTCGAGAACACCAAGAACTCGCTCTGGTCTACAACCTGAGTCGGGATGCTGTTATCCCGAAACACCGTACCGTGCGACGCGATCACCGAGGAGATGGACACGTTGCCCGAGATGTAGGCGAGGATGTAAACGTCTTCACCGGGACTGAATGTAGTCTTGCCTTTGTTCAGTCCTGTATCTCTTCCGTCGATTTCGGCGATCAGTACGTCCCCGCTGGTGTCCGAGCCCTGCCCGAACCCCACGACCAATGTTTGGGTTATGACCCGTGGGTCGGCCATCAGATTTCCTCCAAAATGAATTGCGCCGGAAGACCGACCGAGCTTGCCACGGCATACTGCAGGTACCTCGTATTGTACTTCAGAAGCATGAGGCCATAGCCGACCGTTGGATCGGTAGTCCGGAAAGTGGTGGCGTCCGGCTCGAACACGATTCCGCCGAGCGATTCGCTCAGCCATGTCAGAGAAGAAACCGAGTATATCGGGTAGGCCACGCTGCCCTGCCCGTTGATTACCTCGATCAACTCCCCCTCGTCATCAGAGCCTGCTTCCTCTCGGATGGAAACGACAGTCTGGTATGCCGGCGCTACCGACACCTCTCCGACCGGGCTGGTTACCTGCAGGCGCACATTGGTCCGGAACGGAGACGGGTAGACATTGACGACGCCCGAATCAGGGACCGATTCGCTCGCGATGTACTCCAGCCGATCTTGGAAGTCCGACTCTACGTCGACAATCCGGAAGCTATCGTACACTCGACGGGGAACCAATTGCTCGGACAGCTCTAGGATGTCCTCGACTTCTGCCAGCACCAGATCGGGGGTGGCGTCATCGTAGCGGTTCGTGGCTACCGGGAACTTCTTTCGGGCCAGAAACGTGCCATCCTTCTTGGATTCGAGGACGCCGCCCGCTGCTTCCACGATCGTCCGGGCGAACACCAAAGGAGATGCTTGTTCCGCTGCGAGGCGATACGCGGGGATTGTCCAGTCAACGATCTGCCAATCGATCGTAGTCCCGGGGATTACCGAGGATAACGCGGCCTCAGCAGCAGCTCGGGCAGTGACTGGTACCTCATACGTGACGGAGTAGGGGTCGGCCCGTGGGGTCTCGTAATCACGGGTTTTTGAGACACCCGAGATCGAAGACACCAACGAGTCTACCGCGCTCCGGACGACCTCTTTCGAGTCCACGACTAGAACGTAATCATCCCCGAATAGGCTGAGGGTGAATTCTTCCCCTTGCACGAAGTCTAGGAAGTCATCATGGTTCGCTATCTGTAGGTTCCCGATCCAGTGGACCTGATCCTCAGTTCTGGAAATCCGAACACTCCGCACGTCGATCGTACGCCCGCGCAACGTGATCTTCGGCTCCCCGGTAAGCACGAACAGCGAACTGCCGGGCATCAGCCATCGGGAAGAGAACACCGACAAGATAGGATCGAAAGCCAGCATGTCGTATCCGGCCGCAAACTCTTGAGGTATCCGGTTCGTCAGGTTGTACACCCCATCGAAAGCCGCAAAGCTCGGGCCACGAATGGGGTACTCCACCTCGAACGACGCCTGAAGCCAGAGGCCGTACGAGGCGTCGAAGTCCGTGGACAGCTTTGCTCGTAGGTCTAGATCGTAAAGCCCGACGAACTCCGCCCCCAAACGGCCGCGTATGTTCCAGTCAGTCTCAAACTCTACCGAGAAGGTGTAACCCCATGTCGCGTCAAAACTCTGCATCGTCTCTGCCCCTAGCAGTCTGTGCGACAAAACGAATTCAGCTTGCACCGATCCGGTAGCGAGCATGTAGGTCGCGTCGAATACGCCGGACAGTATCCCGCGCACATCGTATGGTGAATCGAAAACCCCGAGAGTACGGTTGAAGGTGTAGGACGATTCCAGTTCGGTCTGGACCAGACTCCTGAGCGAGTACGGGGCCTCGAACTCCGCCGGCACCAACCCGCGCAGGGAGTAGGGGGCCTCGAACTCCGAGAACAGCTCTAGCTTCAGGCGGTACTCTGCGTCGAACTCGGCGCTGGTACCGAGAATGAGGCGGTACGACGCATCGAAGTCTGTGGAGACCCCGGTCAGGGACCACAGGGATGCGAACTCTTGCTGCCGAAGTGCAGGTATCTTCCAGCTAGTGAAGAACTCAGACCGTACGGTCCCCTGCGCTAGAGCGTATCGAGCCTCGAATTCTGCCGTCAGGTTGCCGAGGACCAGCAGTTCGTAGTCAGCGACGAACGCGGCCGAAATTCTCTGGGGGATTCTACCCCCCGACTCGTTGAACCCTGCGCTGTTGAACTCGAAAAGATTCACTACTGGAGCCTACGCAGGGTTACTTGATCCGGCTGGTGCTAACCACGTCCTCGGACAGTTTACCATTGATGAGAACTGAATCGACATCGCTCCCAGTTGCGAAACCGATTGTCGGAGTGGGCATCTCAGGGTCTGAACTCAGAAAGTTGAATCGGAAGTTGAACTGCCCTATGCCAGTAATGTTCGCCAACCCTGCATGTTCACTATCCAGAGGGGTGTCGGACCGCCGTGAACTGATAGGTGCATTGTCCGTGAAATTGATTACAAATATCAAGCCATCTTGCTTCGTGCTGACCGGAGAAAATCTATTCTGTACGCTAAAGTGAATTCCGTTAGCTATCCAACTCTCCACAAAAGCAGAATTCCACGGCGTAGTGAACGGCGTTCCTCCGGCTGCTCCAGACTCATACGGGCTGGTCTTCAGTGCTTTCGGTATCCACAGCGAGTTTGTGTGGCCAAAAGTCCCACTGTTACCGACGAAATTCCCGTTAGTTATCCCGGGGTTCGGCTCTGGCCCTTCGGCCACTGCAGAGTAAGGGATAGGGGAGAACGTATGGATTACCTGTGTACCCCCCAGAGGGGTTTTTGCCTTCAGCGTGTGGGTGTAGGTGCCGCTTCGGCCGGACTCACGAGACCCGGAAAGGGTTTCTCGAATCTCAGACCACACGTAGAACTGGCCTTCTAGGTCTGCGTAGTGCCAAACAATGTAAGTCACATCTCTGGTGAAATCGGTGGTAACCGTGTAGGTGTCGTAGGCATCGTCCGTGAGGGAAGCAGACAGCGACCCGATTATCGTGTCGATGTTGCCTCCGCCTGAAATTGTCAACCCCGGGGCAGAGAAAGAGTGCCCGACATCGGCAGAGAATGAGGTGTTTTCCGTGTACACGCTATTCGGGAATTTATTAGGGGCACTTGGATTGCTTATCGCGTCATTCTTGCTATCGCCAGAGGAGAAGTGGTAAGTGCCCACCTCGAAAAGACTGACCCCAGATAGATCAACCTCCAAGTGAACCAAGGTATCCCCGGCATACTGCGCGGCCAGCTTCAGGGGGGCGACGGTGGCGTACGAATCTCCAGAAGTAGTCGTAATGTCCATAGACGGCACGACGGTCCCTGCGCCAGCAAGGTCACTCCCGGTCTGGATAGCGTGATTGAAACCGAGGGTCGGTATGCCCCCTCCTATCTCTACTGCCTTGATCGCAGAAGTCTGATTTGAGTCGATTGTCCAGACGTATTCTAGGTAGGTTTCGATGCCGCCGCCAAGATTCGTGCCGCCATTGTACAGGCCCACCGCTTTGGTGCCTGATCGGTTGAAGAAGATCGGAAATTCCCAGTGTCCATCTGCGATACCCAGATCATCCACCAGCGCATGGGTCGCCCCGAACTGGGCGAATGCATTCGCAATGCCGGGGGTGAGATCGCGGACAGGCTTCTTGTAGAATCGCACGTCGGTGCCGTCGTTCGACGCGTACAGTACAAACTGGATCGTTTCAAGCGGTGCGAGCGGGTCCGGGCCGTCAGCCAAGCACATACCCGAGATGACCTGACTACTGCCGTATCGAATACCATCAAGATAAAACCAGCGCTGCTCGAACCCGACGGGCAGTCCAGACATTCGCATAAGATGCGCGCGATCGAACGGGTATTGCGATACCACGGAGTACCCGTAGTACCCGTTCCAGCCAAGGCGGACTCCGGAAGCATCGCGCCAGAATACATTAGCGCCAATCTCTTCCGTAGTCGCAGCGCTGGTGTTCCACGTACCGGGGGGAGTGAAGTTGGTGATCTGGCGTTCGGTGTCAGTCTCGATGACGATCTTGCCGTCCGCAGCAATCTGGAAACGAATGATCCGCCCGAACTTGTGCTGCGGTACGCTCTTGATGGCGGCCATATCAGAGCCCCGGGATGTTGCCGAAGCGCGTCCGTATGTCAGACTTGATGACGTTCAGATCGAGCCGGCTGTAGGAGTCATGAAACTCCGTGTTCAGGAACGACGTGGCGTCGGCGAACGTCGCGGTAAGATCGGGTACGAACCCGGGCGCAGGGCCTTGCTCAACGGTGAAGTCCCTAGTATCCATGACTACATGACCCAGCGACCCATTCTGGACACTGCCAATCTCGTGGACTCGTTCATACTCCACGTAGGTCGAGGACATCGTGGGTGCCCCGCCCCCATACGTCCCGCCAGAGTCGAAAGTGGGGTGCCTCTCCCACGCGCCGTTTTCATTCACCTGAACGACGGAGGTTACCCGATACAGCTCCTTGAAGCGGATGTCCGGCTCGTTCTGGCTCGACGGAGGAATGTCGATGACAGCCGAGGCCCCGTCGTACAGGGCCAACACCATGCCGTAGTTGCGCTGTAGGTACAGACCCTGCACCGAGTTGCCGCCGGGGATGAATTCCGGGCGGTATCGGTACACACGGTACGGGGCGACGTACGTGACCTTGATGATTCCGAAGAATGCCTTGTTCGCTTTCAATTCTGCGCGCTTGTCGGTAGAGACGAAGGACAGGCTGCCCACTGGGCCTCCGTTGGCGTCTAGCGCCTGCTCTACCGAAAAAGTCGGAGTGGTGCTGCCCCGAGGATACTGCAAGCTGGAAGTGTCGCTGCCGTTGAAGACCACGTACTCACTTCGGTTTAGGCTCAAGACTTGGTTCGTGTCCTGTACAGTTCCGCGAGTCGTGCGAATGGTAGCCTTGACGGAAGGGAACAGCCGTATAGCCCGCCAACCGAAAGTCGGCTCGATGAGTTCGAGTGCCCCCAGCCCTACAACCGGAGGCGGAATGTCATCCAGCCCGAGCGGGTCGTTGGACAGCTCCAAGGACAAGGAGAGCCCAACACTACCCGTCTGGAACGGTACTGGTACCGTTCTTTCGAGCTTGCGCTGCATTACACGTTTTCGCCGTTGATGAGCAGTGAAAAGCCGTTGGACGACAGAGCGGCAGCGCCCGCAGGTACTGTGCGCTTAAACCAAAGTCCTGCGGCGGCGGGGCTGGTAGTGAACGTGATCGTGTCCCCGGCTTGGTACGTGCCACCAAACCCTGCAGAAGCCAAAGTGAAGTACGGACGAGAGAAGTCCGTGTTATTCGGGGCGAAGTCGCCCGATACCGTACCAGAGCCGAGCGAACCGAGGGTATCGCCTGTGCAGTTGAACGCCGTAGCCGAGGTGAAAGTTAGCGTCCAGTTCTGTTCGACCCCGGCAATGCTGTCGACTATGACCGGGTTACCCGTGTCGTCATACGTACCGGACAGTCCGCTAGTGACCACGAACGACGTGTAGGAACCGACCAGATCGCCCACCGAAATGCCAGAGGCAACAAAGGTGTTCGCGGATGAATAACCATTGGCCAGCGCAGTCGTGAAGGTCATGGTGACAACATCGGACACCACGGAATCGATGGTGTTGATGACGAGGTATTCCTCGTTTCCCGCACCCAGTGCCGACGGCTTATCGGTGATACGCACATTCATGCCGGGCTGGAACATACCGACAAGCGCCGCGTCTTCGACCTGCACTGCGATCTGCGTGACTGCCGACAGTACCGTAGCGTTCAGGTTGCCGACGCCGTAGATTTGTTCGGACCCGAGGATATCGCCTTGCTGGTCGGTCTGGGTTGCCGCGAACATCACCGCGTAGTCATCGGCCGGAGTCGGCTTGTGCATGAACACGATCGTGTTGAACAGCGTTTCATTCGCCGAGTTGTCCACTTTGATGAACGCTTTGCGGTGCTTGACGCTGCCCGCCGTACGTTCCGCTTGGGAAACGTCAGGGAAGATGTTCCCGGAAGCGCCCGAAGTCTTGGCGGTACCAGTCAGCCTGCCGCCGTTCGTGCTGGTGTCGTTGTTCGCTGCGGGGTTGTAGACTTTGATTTCGCCAGCAAGAATGGCCATGTGAGTTCCTTTGTGTAATCGATTTCAATCCACGATCATACCGTAATCAGTTTGATCGTACCAATGAACCAGTCATTCGGGGCGTCGTAGCTGCCCGGGCTCTTGGCTTGCAGCGGGCTGAAAGACAAAGCGGGGGGCTCATGGTGGGCGTACCGCACCGTGTAGGTCTCTCCGTGGTAGACCAGCTCATACGCCTGATTGTCCGCCTCGGCCTGCAACAGAAGACCGTCAACCATCGTCCGGTTTAGCCAGCCTGTCTCGGCGGTGGCCTCAAGCATAATGGAGTCTCCCTGCTGCAAGGCGCGGGAGAACAGAACGATACCGCCGCCCAAGGTTCGCTCTGCGCTTTGCGCCACGCGCTGCGACTGGTACCTATTGGTCCATTGCAGGCTGTTATTGAGCGCCAGCCCCCCGAGGGTGATATCGCCTGTCTCGATCACGTCGTTCCCCTACTCAGCCTTCGTACGGGCTTTTGGGCTGCGCGATGCTGCGCACCATCCGCATGAACCCATTTTCCATCTCGGTCCGGGCTATCGCCAGCTCTCGCTGGTCTATCCGCTGATCTCTGCGGAGAGTCAGCCACAGCGATGCAACCTGCTTCTCGACCGCCTTGCACTGATTGATGAGGTCGATCTCTTGGTGCCCGAAGTCTCGATACCCATCGATCTGCTTGTGCTGATTGTCTACCATCTCACTCACCTCTGCTCAAGTTTCTCAGCGCCCGGGTCAACCCCGACACCATTTCGCGATCGCCGGACATCCGGAACGAACCGCCACCTACGTTGAGATTTACATCGACGACATCCCGTACTCCAGTGGAGCCTGCCCCGTCGACGGAAACAGATGGGGCGCGTACTGCACCAACGAATCCGCCAGATGCGAATCCCGGGAACTGCAATGCACGGCCTCGCTTCGCCAGTTGCTGCAATCGGTAGAAGAAGCTCGGGCCGAAGTGACGCACAGTCTTGGCGTCCATCACGAACTCTTTTGCCGAAAGCATGGCCATGATCGAATCAGAAGTCGGCGTGCCCGGTCCCTCGACCAGACCGCCAGATGCGAACCCTGCTCCGGGGCCAGAACCCCCGGGTCGCCTTCTCCTGCTGGTCTGGCTGCCAAAGTCCAGCTCTACCGGCAGCTCGAACGTGCCGTTTTTGGCCTGCTGGATAATGCTCTGCTGGATGTCAGGCAAGAGCGTATTGAGGTGGACCGGGGGCGGGTCCAGCTCGCGGAACTGCTGATCGAAGGCAGCGCCCATCGCGCCGACCCCTTCTTTGATCTGCTGCTCGATCAGCTCTCTAACGCCGATGTCGACAAGGCCATCTCGGACCGCTTTGATACTTTCGTTGACGGAGCTTTCCGACGGCAGAATCGGGGTGACATTGCCCGGAACAGAATCTAGCAGATTCTGCAGCTCCTCGGCGGTCGCTACGCTCAGCTCAAGATTGTCGACTACACGCTGGGTTTCGTCCGTGATGAGTTTGAACTGCGCAGCGCTCAAGCCTGCCCGCTCAACCAGAACAAGCAAGCGCGCGTTGGCCTGATCCACGCGTTGCTGGAAAGTGTTGAGCGTTTCGACAGCCTTGACGAGAGGGCCGGTCTGCTCGTTCAGAGAAGTGATCGCCTTGTTCTGCGCACTAAGGGTCGCTTCGCCTAGCTGCTCGATCTGGCTCTTCAGCTCTTCGATGTAGGCAGGGTCGACGATCGGCTTGGTATCTTCCAGTCTGTTCTGGCCAAGGAAAGTCGATACGCGATCATTGAATTCAGCTTGCGTAATCGTCGCCTTCTCTGCAGCAACCTGAGAATCCCGCAGTAGCTCATTCAGAACCCGCGCCCGCTCGATCCTCTTCTGCTGGGCAGACTGCCCCGCCGCAGTGCCGATGTCCGCCTCTTCGACTTCCTTCGTGACTTTTAGCAGTTCTTGCTGAAGCTCTTTGGTCCGGGCGAATGCTTGCAGACGCTTTCGGTCTAGCCGATCCGCCTCTGCTCTGGCCGCAGTCTCCTCGATCTGAACGTTGCGTATGCGGACGAGTTCATCGCGAGTCTTCTCCAGGCCAGCGGCGTACCTACGCCCGGATGCCGTACTCTTGTCGATAGCGTCGATCTGGCGCTGGAATCTCTGCTCAGTCAGGGCCAACTCGCGCCGTAGCGGCTCCGTGGCTTTGTCCGTTGCCACGTCGATCTGGAAGTCGAGAGTTCGCGTCTTGGTGATGTTGTCCAGTTCTTCAGCAAGCGCCGCCAGCCTGGTCTGGGTAGTACGGGTCTCCGTGGCGAGGTTATCGAACACACCCTTGATGGACGCGGCAGTAGAGTTTGCGGCATCGGACAGACGCTTGAAGCCTGCGGTATTGCTCCCGGCCCGAGCGGCAACCGCAAGGTTGTCCACCAGCGCTTGGCTGATCTCTGAAATGGCCTCGGCCCCGGAGTTCGCCCCTACTTGGGTGCGTGCCAGCGCGTCGGTCAATTGCTTGAACGATCGGTCGGAGGTTCTACCTATGTCGATCAAATCGTCCAGCACACCGCCCCTGATGCGTTTGCTAAGTCTGTCGAAGTCGGTGCCGAGCTTGGAGTTAAGCTCTGTGATTCTGGCTTCCAGCTCGCCGATACGAATAGCCCCTTCTGCGAGGTCGCTGGTTCTGGCACCGAATGTCTCGGGGTTCTTGTCCCGTAGTAGGCTATCTTGCAGTTCCGTCTGCGCTTTGAGTTCTCCTTCCAGCGCAGCGGTAACGGCATTTAGGTTGCGCTTCAGTGAGATGACTTGGATGTCGTTGGCGGTGAAAACGCTTGCAATCTCTTCCGCTTGCGCGCGCAAACCGTCGGAGAGAGTAGACCCCACAGTCTTCGTACTGTCGATGCTGGACGCAATGGCGGTAGCCGCCTGCTCCATCAGCGCAATCTCCGCCCGGACACTGGCTATCCGTCGCTTCAGTATCTCCTCTTCTTGGCGGTTTATCGGCTTGATGAATCCCTTCGCCCTGCCCTCTTCGATGAGGCTGTTCACTTCGGCGAGTTTCTGTAGCAGGCGAGCGCTCTCCGTACGGCGCTCGACAATGCGGTCGAACAACCGATCGTTCACATCGGCAAGCCGTACGATCTCGGCCGCGGCACCACGAATCACGCTGTCGAGCTGGATGAGGTTGTTGACCGCTGTCTGCAGTTGCGAAGTGAAGTCGCCCGCGCCGGTGCCGATCGCAGACGCGTCTATCTTGATGAGCCCCCCGTCGACGTTCCCTTTGCTCACCGCCTCGCGGAAGTTAGCGAGGTCTCCTTCGATCTGTGCCAGCATTTCTTTGGTAGTCTGGCTGGTCTCTTCCAGCGTGTGGTTGAACCCGGTGACGAACGCAGACAAGAAGTCTCGTACGCCGGGGAAGAGGTAGGCCAGTAGTCCACCTGCCGCCAAGACGCCAAGCCCGACCGGGCCGAATAGCGCAGCGCGGATAGCAGACATTGCGATGGCGAAGGTACGGGATAGTGCCAAGAATGCACCGCCCACCAACGGCAAAGCCTGCGGGAGAGAAAGCAGGACGACTACAAAGCCGTTGAGTATCCGGGCTGCGTTGGCGATGCTCGCGCCGAATCTAAGCGCCCCAACCAACAAGCCGGCCAGTGCGGCGAACCCCGCAGTGACTACCTTGATACCGGCAAGCGCCGTGAACAGCTCAAGCATGATTTCCAGTGAGGGGAGGAAATTCGTTACCGCCACCGTAGTCTCCACGATCGCTTTTGCGACCGTTAGGAAATTCTCTGCAAGCGCCTCCACCCGAGCGATAGTCTCGGGGTCGGAAGCGAATGCCTGTAGAGCAGACAGAGCGCTTCTGATCGCGGGCAGGAAAACGGTGCCGGCAGCGATGCCTAGATTTTCAAACTGCCTCGTCGTCAGGTCTACCTGACGAGATACCGATCGCTGAAGGCGCTCGAATTCTTTAAGCGAGGACCGCCCGTCATCGAACGCAGCGTTTGCAGATGCCACCGTACGATTGAGGATTTGAAAGCCGTTGGCGGCATCTTCGACGAGGCGCTGACCGAACGCAAACTGCCGGCCACCGCCGAATAGCTCTTGGATTGCCTCGCCCTGAGCTACGGTATCCAGCTCGGCGATTGCAGCGGCAGCATCTTTGATCGCCCCGAGGCCGTCCGCGTTCAGTCGACGTACCCACTCTTCGGTGGTGGTGCCTACCGTATCCGCGAACTTCTTGGCCGCAGTCTGGGCGTTTGAAAACGTTTTCACCAACGCCGTACCGGCGACTTCCGGCGTCTGGCCAAGCTCAAGTGCCTGCGCCGCAAGCGCAGCAGCGTCGGCGAATTCAAGCAATCCGCCCGCCGAACCTACTCGGCGAACCACGTCGACGATCTGGTCAGCGGTGGCTACCGTAGTGTTCGACAGTTCATTGAAGGCGGAAGACACCTTCTCTGCCTGTTCAATGGGGATATTGAACAGGTTAGTGATCTTGGCGATCGAATTAGCGGCCTCGTCGACCGAGAGGTCCGCCACCACCGAAAAGCGGGCAATGGTCTCGGTAAACGACTCAATTGCCTCTCTGCCCTGCCTGCCCAGACCGAGCTGTCCAGCGCGAGCCCCGATCAGGGCCAAGTCGGAAGCGGCAACACCGAGGTCAACCGACATAGCGCGGATGGAATTTGAGAGCTGGCCGATTGACTCATCCGAGAATTCAGTAGTCTTCTGAATCTCGAATAGAGCCCTCTCGAATTCCACCGCCTGCGTGACAGGGAAGGAAATGGTAGCGAAGGCCGCTCGTAGAGACGCGACCGCCCCGACCACCCGGATGATAGACGACTCCACGCTTCGTATCGAGCTGGAAGCCGCGTCCCTCGCGGTCAGGCGAATCAGTGCGTCTAACGTAACGGCCATTTTCTCAGTTCCTCGTCTTGGCTATCGAATCCCTCGAAAACCTTCGACAGACCTTTCTTGTCCTTTCCCATCAGTCCGGAGATGGCATTGGCCAAGTCCGCCACGAATTCACTGCGCTCCCTGATCCTCGCCCGCATCGCAGAGCGGTAGAAGTAGTCGAACTTCTGGTACGACCACTTTTGCAGGACTTCGTGTTCCGGGAAGCCTCTGGAGACCAGCTCCATCACCCCTGCGGTCACGTAGTCAGCGAAAGCCTCAGCATCCTTGACCTTTCGCTTTTTCTTCTTGGCCTCGTTAGCCCGCGCTATTGCGCGGCGGTGAGCACGGGCGGGGTCGGCTGAAACATCGTCGCCACCCTCTTCGTAAAAAAACGCTCGTTGACCTGCCATAGCAGACCCACCACGAGTATCAAGTCGTCCAGCTCCATCTGCTCAACCTCTTCGGTGGAGAGGTCGGTCATGGTGGAGATCAGCCCGATCGCGTGCGGGAAGTTCTTCTCCACCATGTCGAATACCGCGTCCGAGTCGGACATCAGTCCCTTGGCGAATGCTTCCAGCCCCATCTCCGACTTGTCGTCGAGGTTGATCGCCGAGAACGCCGCCCGCAGCAACACCAGTGCTTTCCCGAAGTCGACAGTCCGAATCTTGCGGATCATCGCAGCGTTCGAGATGCCCGCCAGCTTTACCGGGAAGTTCTCGCCCGAGGAAATCATGTCTGCGTATTCTGCAAACGATTTCACTTCTTCCTGTTCGTCGCTCATTTTCACCTTCCTAATGCAAAAGCGCTCCCCAGTTGGAGAGCGCTACACCTAGACCCTTGGTAGCCCTACGGATTACGCCGTCGAGCTGGTACGCCGTTCCACGAAGAATTCGCTGCCGGTGGCCGCGAGATTCAGAGCGTCCTTCAGGATCGTGCCCGTCATCGAAATCTGGCTGACTTCATCGTTGATGAGCGGGACGCCCTGCGACGGATCGAACTGAGCGCGGAAGATGTCCACGATCAGCTTGTCCTGCGGACTGGTCACCGTGTTGATGCCTTGGAATCGCATGAACAGCTCGATGTTGGTCACCGTGAACATCGACTGCCGATAGTGCGACAGGAACGTGTAGTCGATGACCAGATCGGCGTCGGCCGCGATCGAACCCGACGAAAGCGGCGTGATGGTGCCGTTCTCGTAATCCACCGTGTAGTCCGTGCCCAGCACGTACGTCGGAATGCCGCCGGTCAGGCTGACATCCGGGGGGACCGCACTGTTGAGGTTCACATTCGCCAGCGGGTAGATCAGATCGAGTGCGCCCAGCGTCAGCGCTTCATCCACCACCGCAGCGCCAGTCACAACAGCCGTTTCGCCGAAGAAGGCCAGGGCCACGTTTTCCGGGCTGAGGCTTTCCAGCGTCATCGAGAAGGTTGCGTTCAGTTCCTGCGTCAGCGTAAGGTCGATGGCGCGCGAACCCGACTCGGATTCCTTGTGCTCGAACTTGGTCACGTCGACCGAGATTTCGAGGCTGGGAACGTTGCCGATGTTCCGCAGGCCGAGAGGGCGACCGTTGGCATCGCGGGTGCCGACCAGCACACTGCCTTGGCCCGAGTAGTAATAGTTGCTCATGTCTGTCTCCGTTGTTAGGCGTCAGTTCCGCGCTGAGGCTCGATCATCTTCCAAACCTGCGCGTAGTAAATTACACCGTTTCCGTATCCGTCGACGGGCGTATCGTTCACCCAAACCCAAGGCCGCGTTCCGACCCCAACGTACCCGAGTATCTTTGCTCTCAGAGCGTCCAGTAAATCAGTGGCGATCACCTTGGTGTCCCCGACGCCGTATATCCCATTGTAGTTCACCCCTACCACAATAGAGAAGACCCTTTCAACAAATACTACACCTTGGGCCGTCTGTCTACTCTGGCCAGCGGGAGATACGTCGTTGCCGGGTGCGGGCTGACTCCCTTCGTAGGTGACGACGAGCAACGGGAAAGTAGCCGATTCGCTGGACGACAACACTTCGTCGGCGTTGAAAGCGTAGAAGCCCGGGTCTTGGAATTCGCGCAATCCTTCGGCCAGAGTTTTCAATTCTTCTACGAGCTGATTCGTGGTGGCCATCACTTATCCTTGATTCTTACAGGATTACGCCCTCTGCGGGACTCGACCTTCTTGAACCGTTCTCTGATCTTCTGTTGCAGAATCTTCACGTCGGTAACGCCGAAGCCGAGGAACGGGCGGGCAGGGATCGGGGCCTTGGCCAGTCCAGAGTATCCGCCGAACTGGTGGACCGCCGCCTTGGCTCCCTGTTTACCCCCCGTGACGCCGATCCGTACCACGTTGGCTACGTTGGCTCTTATCCCCGTTTTAGCTCGCGCCCCGACGATCCGCACAGCGTCGCGCAATCGTCCACTATCCACGAGAATGTCGGACCTGTCAGGGTTATTACGCTTAAATCGGGAGTTCTGGGATAGGGGCTTCCATCTCTTGCCGTCTGGGCCATACTTGGTATCGAAGCGACGCTTGATACGCTCCAACATCAGCTCTGCAAGCTCACGATCGTTGACGACATCGCGAACTTCCGCCCGGGCATCGGCTAGGAAGTTGGATAGCTTCTTGACGCCACGAAGATTGGCGTCGCCCTTGAAGGCCATCAGGCGGTCACGACTTCCGTGAACTGCGGGTTGTTCCCCACCATCCGGCTCCGGATGTACTGGTTGACCTGCGTAACACGGATTCGGTGCATGGCGTCGGACACGGCGGTGATGTCGACTTTGCCGTTCGGTGCGGAGAACGCACGCATAGCGCCAATCGCCAGACTGATCGCCGCCTCCTTCAGCCCGTCCGGCACCCCGCCGTAATATTCGCCGCTCGCGACAAAGCCGTGCGTGTAGTGCACAGCCATCGAGCGTCGGAATTCTGCGAGGGCGGGGGCGAAGAATAGAACGGCTCGGCCAGTGATGAGTTCCACTGCATACTCTTCCTCTTCGGGGTCCAGTAGCAGGGAGTTGGCATCCGCTATGGCGGCTATGCGTTGGCCGTTGGTGGACTGGTAAACCTCGAAAGTAGCATTCGGGTCTACGAAACTTCCAGTCAGGTTGAGGCGAACGAGTGGAGAAGTGCTCGAACCATCGTTGCTGTAGCAGCCCCCGAAGTAATCGATGCGTTCTGCGCGCTGGAACGAATACCCAAGCCGGGCTTCCAGTTCTGCAGTGGCTGAATGCAGTGCCGCTTCTGCGTGGGTCACGAAAGCTGCCGTGCCCTGCTGCATCCCATTCCTTGCTACGACTTCATCGGGGGTAGCCAGCAACATGATTACTTCCTGCGTTGACGCCGTGCCGGCAGAGCCATGTCACGCGCTTGGCGGTTCTTCTCGACCTGCGCCCGCTCCGCAGTATCAGGATGCGCTTCACCTGCCGCCAGCGCTTCCTCGCGTGCCAGCTTCGCAAGCTGCGATTCGGTCATCGTATCCGGATCGGTGCTCTCGAACACGCGGCGGTAATCTTCCACCTCTTGGTCCGTAGCCACCCGGAAGTACGGGATCATCTCGCCCTTGCGGGAGTCCGGGTCCGGTTGCTGCTGCTGAAGCAGCCGCCGACCCATCAAGGGGGTAGTACGCACGGTTTCGCCGCGTTCGATAGCGCGGCCTTGCTCCAAGTGCGAGTTCACGAATCGACTGCACCCGGACAGAACCATGTAGACGAACTGCTTTTCGTCCTCCTGAACGATCGGGATTTCACCTACGTCGCGCAGCGGTACCGATTCCTTCGGATCGCTTCTGCGAGTTGCGGCTACGTCTGCCGCGCTTTTTCCTTTTGCACCTGCCATTTCGGTTTACCTTTCACCTTCACCAAGAAAAGCCGGGGGGCCTAAGCCCCCCAGCATGCCGGCATCAACATCAGTTGATGTTGATGATCTTCACCACCGCTTCTTCGTCTTCGTACTGCACGTCGACGCGGGTCGACAACACGATTACGAATTCGCGCGAGCGGATCGAGCGCTCCGTCTCCACCATGATGTCGCGGTGGATGCCGAACATGATGTTCTGCGGGAACGTGAGCAGAGCGGTGTTCGGAGTCATGAACGGAGTGCGGTCGATTGCCACACCGTATGGTGTCAGCGATCCGGTCGTTTGCAGGGCCGAGTCGCCGAGGCCGGTCGCGCGGTTCGATACGTTGGAGCGGTAACGAATCTCGTCCTGCACGGTCATGAAGTGGCGAAGCGAACCCATGTTCCGGAGGTACCGTTGCGGCATCGCGAGATGCGCGTCACGGAACATATCCGGGTTCGGCCCGGCGTTCAGGTTGTCGACCACGTTGGTCGTCGCCTTCTTCACGAGACCGTCGACCAGAGCGAGGTAAGCGTCGCCCGAGCCGGTGTCGCCGCGAATCGCCCACTCTTCGAGGTCTTGCGCCGCGCGCTCTGCCATCAGGCGCATGACGTGGCTCTCGAAGTTGCCGCGCTCGATGTTGTCCTCGACAACCTCGTACGGAATCCGCACTTCGGCCATCACTTCCTTGGACACCAGCTCGATCTGCCGGGTCACGGGGGCCGAGCGATCCGCCACGCGGAGGTTCCGCGCGTTGTCGCCGTCATCCTGCGCACCGCCGGCGATGCGAGCCGCCCGCAAGATTCGCTCGGCGAAGCCGATCTTGTGCACATGGTAGGTCGGCGAGTTCATCGGAATGACGCGCACTTGGGACAGCATGGTCGGCTGTTCCTGCACTTCGTCGATGAACGTCTGGGACTGCTCGGGCTGCAGAAGACCCCCGTTCGTGGTGAGGGCGGCGATCGTGAGATCGGCCCGCTCCATCACCTCTTTCACTTTCTTGTCTGTGGTCATCTTTATCTCCTGAAGAACCAGTGTCGTTGCTGTGGGGTTACCGGCGAGCCGGGTCGCGGGCCGAAATCACCCGGGCAGCGTCCCCACGGAAGATCGATCCGCGCATCGGGTCGCGTTCCTGAATTTCGCGCTGGATGCGCTGCTCGTTCTCGTCATCGTGTTCACCTTCGTCATCATCCGCGCGCGACACCGTTTCTTCCGCGCTCTCCTTCAGTTTGCCGACGGTCTCGTCCAACTTCTCCAGACGGGCCGAGATACCGCGAAGCACTTCGGCCAGTGCGGGTTCATCAACCGCATCCAGATCGGGAGCCGGGGCCGGGTCAGCACGAAGAGCGGCAACCACCGCTGCGGCCGTCTGGTCTGCCGTGTCCTTGGCCAACTTCTCGGCCTCGGCACGGGTGATGTACTGAGGCGCATCGTCATTCATCGCCGGCGTGTCGCCCACGGTACCTTTCGGTGCAGCGTCGGTCTTGCCTGTCATATCTTCGTTCCTCGTGTCATCATCGACAATTGTGGGGTTTTCCTGTTCGGTCTCCCCCTCCAGATCGCTGCGCACATCGGCGCTTTGATTGTTCAGGGCTCCATCGGGGGACGCGTTGCCGTCTGTGGCCCGGGGAAGTGCAGACATCATCGCCCGCAGGTACACCGAAAACTCTTGCAGAGCATTGTCTACCAGAGCTTGCCGGTCTGACAAGGGCAAATAGCTGTAGAAGAGAATGTTGTCCAGCACATCCCACAGAAAATTGACCGCCTCGCGTGCGTCCTGACTGAAGTAGTTGTCTGACAGGGCTTGGAAGAAGTCGACATGCCCCCATCCGTAGCGGCCGTACGCCTCCTCGACCACAGAGCGGTAGATCACGGCGGGAACGTCATTGCGCTTGGTCTGCGCGAACGTGCCTACCACGCCTTCCTGAACGCCGAAATCCTTGGTTTCCGCGTCGCAGTCATGGCGTACGTAGAGGAATTCCTTGCCGATGCTGAACAAGTCTTCTTCGTTGAAAACGATTTCACAATCACGAAGGTAGTTCTCGCAATCTGCCCGGGTGGCGAACTTCTCCGCGCTGAACGTCAGCTTGACGAGACCGATGGACGGCACGTCGGGCGGCACGTCTTCTTGCATCTCGGACCGGGAAATCTGAGCGGTGATCCCGTCCGAAATCATGATCGTGGACGAATCGCCCAGTAGGGCTTCGTCCAGCGCGATCCGACGGAACATGACAGCCGAGTCGGAAACCACGATCTCGTACTCGTCTTCCTTCAGCCCGAAGCTGGTGAAGTGCGACTGCGCATCTTCTTCGCTGGTACCTGCAGGCAGCGTGATCGTCAGGAGCGGAGTGTCATACGTCCGCGCCTTCTTCTTGCCGTCCGAGCTACGCACAATCGCAAAGGGGCTCCGATTGGCGGGACGCTTCACGATTGAAAGATAGTCGGGGCGTTCCAGCTCCATGAGGGAAGCCGCGCGAACCTCAGTATCCACAGCGCGAGACACATCACGCCGAACAACCTTCTTACGCCGCTTTACTACCATTACGCTCTCCGAGAAGGGGGAATCTATGTCGGTGACTACGCACGCCAGAGTTGCCCAACGCCGTGTACGTCGTACTGTCAATCTCGTGGCTATGGCCGTCTACGAGGTCAGTTCCTCCCGTCACGACCCGGCCTTCTTGGCTCAGAACCGCGAAATACTTGTGAGTGTGGCCGTCCACGATATCCGGAAAGGTCTCGCCCGATACGTGCCGAACCTCTTCGGCCAACACTTCGATAGGGAGCACCGATACCAGAGCTTCGTAACTGAAGCCGTTCAACTCGCCGGACAGGATGTCGGCCCATAGCGCGTCGTCGAGTACATGAATACCAACGACCCACGACCCTTCGGGGAAATTGGGGTCACCCGGCCTCGCCAAGAAGCTCTCGACGATCCGGACTTTCGGGCCGACATCCTCATTGTCGTGATCCACGTCGATCTTGAATCCATTGAGCATAAAGCCGTACGCAAACTGCCTGACCGACTCCTTGGTGTGAAAGTCCCCGTACACGTTCAGAGTGTCGGGGATCAGTACGGCACCGAAGGCGAGCCTTTCGTACTCATTGGCAGCAGGACTGAACTTCAGCATCTGAAATCGATTTCACAACTACAACGTCGAGGTACCCACCATGCAGGCGGGATAATACGTGCAGAAATTCGATTATGCAACAGCAGCAGTTGGCGAGGAGTAGCCGGAATGGTCCGGGGTGGCGTCTGCGCCGCCTTCGTAGGTCAGGTCCGTTCCGTCGTCTGCGTTCACCAAACGGGATACAACGCACCCCAGAGGCCAGCCTTCCGTAGAGCGGAGCGTGATCGAGGGGAGGTCTTTGCCAGCGTAGATACCGGCGTTGCCGGCCAGCAGCACGACGGAATCTCCTGCCTCGTCGATGTAGCCCGATAGCAACAGATTCTCGTTCATCACGTCCGGGGAAGTCCCGTCTACGTGCATCGACTCCACGCCCGATACGATGCTCGCCATGAAGTTTGGCAAGGTCTCCACCGCGATCGCGTCTTCCAGCGCGTCGTTCGTCGAGGACAAAATGTCATCGATTACATCGGCTGACCAGAGGTTGGCTAGGTACAGCGTGCTGACTGGAACTCCGTTCAGCGTCTCTGCCTTGGAGTACGCAAACCAGAAGCGCTCGCCCGCCGTACCCTGCGACCATACTCCGTGATGGCGGGCAACGTCAGTACGCGTATCGCCCAGCCCCGGGAGCTTGGCAAGAGACGTCGCCGCCGACACGTTCCTCGGCCATAGCAAGGTCCAGCCGGACTGCACTGTGCCCTCGTAGTACCCGAGAATCTGGTCTCCCGCTACGGTCAGCGCCGTACCGTCGCGGCCTACCGCGAGGATGTTGATGTTCCCGGGGGAGCCGCTTGCGCGGTTCAGTCTGCAAGGGACAAGCTGCGAACTCATGGAGTTGGAATTGGCGTGTTCCAGCGTCCATGCACCGCCGACACTGTACGGGAGGGCTTGGCTGTATATCCCGGTATCTACCACTAGGTAGAAGCGACCCTTGAACTCTACCGCCTGAAGCACGCCAACGGACGGGGAGCCTAGAGTGGCTTGGGATATCTTGCTCGCAACGGCATTCCAAGAAAAGATGCCGAACCCTTCGGTGCGCTGGTAAACCCAGACAGCGTTGGTGGTGTCCCAGTTTGTCTTGTGGACGAAATATGCCCAGCGAGCGTTCGTGGTGTCGTAGACAATCCTCCCGGTGAGCATACGCTGAGTGCCGCCCGGAACAGTCCGGGTGGTAGGAGAGATGACGGTCTCGAAGGTCAGTCCGTCGAAGGTGGCAAGCACACCTTCGATGTCGTTGCCCGCCGCGTTACGGTACCAATACTGGATGCCCAGCATTCCGTTTGCGGCGGTGATCTCGATGTGCGGTGCGCCGAATACGTCTGCGGCCGGCGTGGCGTCCATCGGCCGCAGTGCTTTCCCTGTCTTCAGGCCCATCGTGTCCTGAATAGCGACGGGGGGAGGAAACCATGTGTATCCCCTGTCACTGGAGAACAACAGCTCGTCCCTACCAAACACCCAGTTCCGCACAACTACCGCGAGCAGTCCTCTTTGCGGGTGAGGCACATCGCGGACCTTCTCGATGGTTCCGGCTGTGATACGCCCTACCAGAGTGGTACCTGTATCCCACTGTTTTGCAGTGGTCCCCTCTTGGGCGCGTTCGAGCGTTAGTACGTCGCCAGCCCGGGCGGTGACCTTGATGATCTCCCAGTCTGTCTCGAGGGTACTGCCAACTGCCCCGGTCAGCAGCAGGTATTCATCGCCGGTCAAGTCTCCAATCCGGGCACCGTGCCCGGAAGACAGAGAACACGATGTCTGGGCGATAAAGAGCGTGGACGCCAGTGTTACCTGCAGATTGTTTCGGTATACCTGCACCATTACCGAGTGCTCACGATCTGTGCCGTCTGGTCCCTACTTGGTTCGCCGGCCCGGTCTCTCGGGCCATCCTTTTCTGGGTCAGCTCCGCCGGGCGATCCGTCCTGCATTTCCCTATCGTTGGCGTCCGTTCTGCGAAGTGACAGAGACAACGGGCGATCCATCCACTCTTCCCAGCCCTCTGCGCCCATCTTCGGGTATTGCGCGATTCGGACCTGCATCTGCTGGTTGATGAGATCGACGGCTTTACGCGGGGTCAGAGCCCCCATTGAGTTGGCTTCGCGCAGCGCTTTTACTACTTCTGCCGGATCGGTCAGTTTTGGACCTTTACTCTCGATCTTCACCGTCTTCAGGTTCAGGCCAGCTTCATGATTGACGAAGGCGTTGTTCAGCCAGTCGTTGTGTGCCGCCCTGTTCGGCAGGAACACTTGCATCTCCGCCAGAAACGCAGATACGTTCGCCGTGGCGAAAGTCACATCCTGCGATTCGCCAGTGATGATCGGGGGTAAGCGGAACGCAGAGCGCAGCTTGGCCCGGTTCTGTTCGTCGTACGTGCGGAACAGCCCGTCGCTTGGACGCTGATCTGACATCTTCTCGATGCGTAGCTGGGCTACGCCCCCGTCATCCAGACCTTGGCCTTCGCTAATCGCCTCCAGAAGCATCATTTTGTTCTGCCGGCCTCTGCCGCCAGACTCGATGACGTTTTTCAGTTCCTCGAACGAAGCGCGGGTGAGACGACCATTGGATACTGTGATGATGGACGGCGGGACAGTGTTGTCCTCGAAGTAGCGAAGGTTCACTTCTTCCGATTCCCGCGAGCCCATAATCGTAGGCGCGAGATGAATCCAGCGCGGCATGCCGTACGGGTCGTCGCCTTCTTGAGTGCGCCACAGGATTTCGGTAGCCTTGTACTTCTCCGAGATTCGCCCGGTCTCTCTCGACTGGTAGTTACCCGTGCGCCAGTCCATTGTTCTCGGGTCGCCGAACTCCTTGAACCATACGATCTGGTTGGCGGTGCGCTGCACGAACTTGCGGAACCGCCTGCGCTCTCGCACACGGGATCGCTCGCCCCCGCGTTCGATCTCCCTGACCACTTCCACAGTCTTGCGCTGCCGCGATGTCATCTGGAGACTCGACGAGGACACATGCTTGAGCATGGTGGCCTTGCCCGCCCGATTCCTGACCACTTCCAGAGCGCGAGCCCCGTGCTTCTCGAAATCGAAAATCTGCTTCTGCTCGATCTGGGAGAACGAGTTGTCGGTATCTGCGTGTTCGAGCCACGACTTCAGCGTAGCTTCTTCTACGGGGTCGATCTCCACGCCTTCCGCGAAGGCGACGACCTTGGAACCGTAACCAGCGATGTTGGTCTTCATCGCGTCGACGAGTTGGGGCAGCATGTTCGATCGGCTGTAGAGATAGTTGACAGTCGATACTGCCACCGATCTTTCTAGCATCGTGCCAGAAGAAGAACCGAATCCACTGCGGGACTCTTCCGGGCTAGCTGCGCGGCCCTCGTCCTCTCGGATGAACGATGCGTCCATGCGGCTGTTCATGCGGTCCATGCGGCGCTCGTCAGGCGACCCGCTGGGTAGCCCTATGATGTTGCGCAACTGCTTATCGGCCCGCCTGCGGCGACGTATGGACTCGCTTACGCCGTCCTGCACTGCTCGGCGTCTACGGGAAGGCGGGGTGGTGCTGATGCCGAGGCGTGCGTCGTAGAATTCACTCATTGCGGCCGTTCCCTTGGGGACGCCGGAATACATACCCCTGATCTCTCAGGTGCTGGTTGAGGTGCAGGATTGTGCCGGCAGCGGTGGGAACAAACAGATCAACGATCCATCCGCTCTTGTTCTGTACGCCCACGCGGATCGTGCACTCCCGGTTTTCCACCAGTCCACGAACAGCGTCGCGTACTAATCCGCCGGGGGAGTCCGGAGATGCTTGGAATCCAGTCGGGGTGTCTACGCCTGAGAGGCGGATGCGGACTTTCTTGTACAGATCGTCGACGCCTAGATCGACCATCATGGTCATGTCGTCCCCGGACACTGTGCGGATCACGCGCCCGGAAAGCTCTGGTGATCGGTTCTCGGCCATAGCGCCCTACCATTTCAGATTAGGGCGCAGTCTAGGTGAAAGTGAAAACGATTACAACAAACGAGGGTCAGGATGCATTTTCCTTGTCCTCGACCTGCTTCATCATCCGTACCAGATGCGCGTACAAGTCGCCCCGGGTGGGCATAAGCACGCGCAATGTCTGCATCTTCCGGATTTTTCTGGCCCGGTACGACACAGACAACTCGAAGTGAGACGTGCCGTCCGGCTGTTCCACCCGGTTGCCTACGTGTATCGGCAGATCGCCGTAGCTGGAGCGCACTATGTACACCGAGCTTATGCCGGACTCGACCCCCACTATGCCGTACTTCCCGGCTTTCGCCTGCGACGCGGCGGCAACGAGTCGACGGACGAACGCTTTCTTCTCCGAGGCACGACGGGTTGCGATTCCTGCTGCTGCTGCATCTCCGAACGCCGTATCTCCGGCAGATACTTGAATTCCCACTGCTCTACAATCCTCCCCACTGATTTCGGGTCTTCCGGGTAGTAGCCGGACAGAAACCCCTTCACGAACCCCGGCCGATTGTCGAACCGGCTACCTTTTTCTCCTTCTACGCGGAGCAGCATCTGAGTCGCCCGCTCCAGAAGTTGCGCCTCTCGCGCTAGTCTTTCTTCCCTGCGGCTGGGCTTCTGCGCCCCCGGACGCTTGCTCGGCAGTTTCTTCCTCTTCGGCATGCTGTGTCTTACCTCGTTTCTTGCCTGCACTTCCGTGCATGGTGTTCTTGCCCATCCGAAACGCGTAGAGCGGGCAGCTCGTCGCCGGGCAGTCTGCTATCGCCCGGACCATGCCGCCCATGCATTGTACGCAAAAAGCCCGGATGCCAGTGATAGGGCTGCTGATCTTATCGATGTACTCGTCGACAAGCTCCTGCTGCCGGGCTATCACGCTGTCCATCGCCCGGTCTTCCTCGTCCAACTCCGGTTCTACGACAACCGGCGGTGGCAGAGGTTCGGGCTTCTTCTTCTTCCTTCTCGATACCGTCATCTTTTCTTCTCCACGAATGAGGGCTTGTCTGATTGGCGCCAAAGCAAGGTGCTCTGCTGCCACCGTTGGTACGACGCTATGACCGCCCAATTGTTCAGGAACGGTACTTCCACTACGCTGACGATCCCCGATAGATGCGGGCCTACGCCCATCTCCAGCGCGGAGGACACGAACGTTTCGAATTGAGGGGCGAAGTCGAACGATGCCAGATCGAGGTCGTAGAGCATCTTGCCTACGTCTACGCAACGCGCTACGACGGCAACCTTCGACACATATGAACTTTTCTTCCTACCGGACCCGCGAGGACGAAGAAGGAAGCTATCTCTGGCCGACGCCAACAGCGGACGCTCCCCGGCCGCAATCATCACCGCGTCCGGAAGTTCTACGCTCATCGGGGCTCCTCGTCCACAGTCGTTGGTACTCGCACAGCAACTACGGAGTTATACCGATCGTCTCGCGAATACCTCGAGTCTAGGTACGTACGTTGCCAGCCCATGCGATCGGCGTACGACAGCATGGCCCCGGTCGCGGTCTCGCGGAAGATACTGCTATCCAGCTCTCGGTGCGCTGGGGGGCCTGCGTTGCCGAAGACGGCGATCATATACGTGCCTTTGCCAGAATGGTCTACATCAGTCATTACATTCGACGGCATAAGGATGGACCCGAAGGAGGAATAGACACCGAAACACCCGAGGATCGACATCCTCGGAACACGCATTCTGGCCGGGTCTGCTTTCGGCGCTGCTGCGTAGTAGTCCAGTAGTAGCGATATCCGCGATGGGTCGGTCTGCGTCCGATACCAACTCAGGTGCTGCGGGGCAGTGTCGACAAGATAGTAGGCAGATAGTAATCTGCCGATGTTGAAGCCTGCCGCCCGAAGGTTATGGACCGCCTTAGCATTTGCGGAAGGGAAAGACGGCTTGCCCGACAGGATTTCCGGATGCCGTACGAGGTCCGACAACAGAACTAGGGGGTGCAGACGGATGTGCTGTATTTGCCGCTTCCCTCTTCCGTGATAGCTGGGCCACCCTTGGCCTCTCCACCCTTGGCCTCTCCACCCTTCTTCCTTGACTCCTATGGACCCTTCGTGGAGCTGGGCTTCCCCGATCAGGGTAGCGGCGCGCTCGCTGCCTAGCTGACCGGAAAGGTACAGGGGCTTCTCCCTCTGCCTACCCTGATACACGTTCAAGTACATTTTCTTACGGGCGTGCGACCCTTCCTTCGGGGTCGCAATGCAGATCGCCTCGGACTCGGAGTAGGTGATGGCCCGCTCTATGCGATCAGCATGCGAATTCAGGGCCTGCATGATCCGCGCCGGGGTTCCGGTGACGGGGGGAGACCTTCGGGCTAGGCCCGGGATAGCCGCCGAGAGCGGCCGGTAATCCCGCGAAATTCTCCAGCCGTACTGCTCGTGGAATACGAAGTCTGCGGCCGACCCGTCATCCCACCTATGCAGGCTAGGGAGCTTGGGGTTTTTCCACCGGACAATCTTTTCAGATAGCTCCGGGGAGATGAGCCCGTAGGTAACGGAGCAGTGCCCGAACAGATCGTAAAGCAGATCCGAGAACCGGCCCATAGTCCGCATCTGGAGGTTGACGGCTGGATTGTTCCGGGCTGACAGGTTCGAGGTCCGGACTCTACGTATCACCGAGTCGTTGAACAGGAAATCGTAGAGGAAGAAGTGCCGACCGATCGCCCCGAACGCGGGAGCGCATGCTGTACTTTGGGCGGGGAGCCACGCCCAATCTTCCGGCTGCGACCCTTCCCATCCCGGGGATAGGCACTCCATTGCGGCTTCCGCCGCCTTGTTGACGTGGGGATCGTGAATCAGGCCCGCGATACGGGGAAGGCCCATAGAGGGTATCGGCATTCTGTGCGCTCCTATCCATGTCAGATGTAATCGATTTCACCATCGTCTCCCGAGTCGAGAAGCGAGATTTCTAGGTTCGTGGTCGCGTATATGTACCCGTCAGGAAGCATATCGCGACGCACGCCCATTTCGGTGAGACTACGTGTCAGCTCGTCGAGCATGGGCTGCCGGAAGTGGCCAACCAGCCCTTCATTCAAGGTCGCAAACTCCTCCGCCGCTCTACGCATACCGCTTGTTTGGTAGGTGGTGCGGGCTATGTCGGAAACAGAGTGCGACTCCGAGACGTAATGCAAGATCACCGCTACCTGTACCGCCAGAGTATGGGCCATGCCCTCCGCAGCCTGAACCCGGGCCGAAAGTCGAACGACTTCCTGCGCCAAGTCCTGCAAACGTCGCTGGTCAGCCCGGGTACCTGCTGCGGCACCGGCGCGTCCGGATGCTCTGCCTATCGATACCTTGGCTCTCTGAGCAGTACGAGTAGGCTTCTTCTTCCGACGACGTACAGGTCTGTCGGTCATCAATCGTCCTCCGCGAGTTCCGCGATGTACTTTTCCACGCTATCGTTGACTAGAGCGTGAGTGAACGTGGGCGTGAAGTCCGCTTCGATCAGCTCGCGGTCTGCCGGTTCGATCCCCAAATATACCGACAGAGCCTCTACTACCGCCGATACATCGCGTCTGCGCTCCAGTTCGCGGTCCACGTTGCGGACCTTGCCCTTGATCGAGGCGTCACAGCGGAGTGCCGATACTTCGCTCTGGAGCGCAAGTAGCCTTTCCCGCAGGCAGTTGTTCTCGTTGAGGTGCCTTTCCGAGTAGGATTCCGCCGACGACAGTCGGAGCCGTAGGCCGTGGGCCGTGTCTTCCAGCTCCGATGCTCGGTCCCGAAATTCTTTGCGCAGCGCTTCGGTGACCTCATTGGCCCGGGTCTCCACGATGCTGTCCGCGATCCGCTCGATCGCCGTCCGCCGCTGAGTCGGAACCTGCGCGCGGCCTAGCTTGATCTTGCGACCCGCAGCCTTCTTGAGTGGGACCGGACGATGGGCGCGGGCCGATTCGATCAGGGATATGAGCTGAAGGGAGGTGTGGACAATGGGGACTTTCGGGGACACGGCAACGACGCCGTGTACGATGTACTCCGCCCCCTTTGGGAGCTTCGAGGCAAAGGTTACTTCGGCATGCGGGAATCCTATCTCACGAAGTTCTTTCTGTGCTTGCGCCGCGAAAGCGATAGTGTCGACCGTCAGCGGTGTGTTTGCATCCATCATCTGATGTCTCCTTGGCTGTCCTGTGCGTCAAGTATACCGTACCGAAGAATTCAATACTACTTCTCAGTGCTTTCCTGTGCCGAAGATTGGTTCCTGTCCAGCGCCTCGTTTAGCTCCTCAACCAGTTCGTAGCTGGGCGGGCACACCAAGAAGTACAGAGTGTATGCCGCGACCGCGACCGGGGCCATGATCGACAGTAGCCCGGACCCCCACGTTGCCGGCCCGGGGGATAGCAGGGTATGGAGTAAAGTGACGGCGACTACAGGCGATGCGAACTCCGTCATGGTGCCGAGGGCATTCCAGATCTTGCCTTCCCGGATAAGGATTGACGCCATAACCCCGTCGATCTCCAACTGCCGGTGAGCGCTGCCGTCCACTAGCTGTATTGCAGAAACGAATATGGCGGGGACGAACGACAGGACAAGCAGCAAGGCGGGCATGGCTGACAACTCCCCGAAGGTGGAGTACGCATACCCGTACCACAGTGCGGCTCCCCCGAGCGCGGGGGCTATCCCGGTCATCCTGATATTCAGACTGATTTGCATTTTGATTCCTCCTTGGGGCTAGACGAGCATGGACAGCAATAGGACCGCCCATAGCATTGCAGACTGCACGAAGTACGCCCGACGGCTCACGATCTTGGACGATCGAGAAGTTCCGTCCGGACTACCACGTATTCTTTGGGGGCGTCGAAGCCGATCCGGATAGAGTTCCGGGCGATCTGCAGAACCTTTACTTCGATGTCCGGCCCGCCGTTGGGGCACCGAATCAAGATGGATTCTTCTTCTCGTCGACTGAGTACCAGCATATTCTTTCCTCCTTGTGATTTGTCCGTCCATATTTGACGGCGAATAATACTATACGACTGATAGCCCCCGAAAGCAACTGCCATCCCGCGTCGGTAGTGTCTCAGTTTGAATTCCGGGGCTTGTAGGGGCCGCGCTTCTTGGGTGCCGGTGCCCGCCCGTCCCATCGTTTGACTTTGAAGATATTTCCGGAGAGAGAAGATGATCCAGATCGGGGGTTTCTGGCTGCTCCAACCCGCGAACCTGTTGTATCTCGCAGCAGAGGAGCCGAAGCCATCGAGTCAGTCGTCGCCAGCCAAGAAAAGATGGCTTCGATAATCTGCAGCCGGGCAAACATTGATCCCGAGGAAGCGAGTGGACTCTTCCGAAGTCAAGCCACGAAGGGAACCGAGTTCGCACTCGAAGAAGGCATTTCCCATGAGGTACGCCAGTTCGTCGTCAAACAAGGCGTTCCCTTTCAGCAGCTGGTATTCCAATGATTTTTCAATCACTTATCTTTCCTCGCTATCTGACGAGCGACAAGTCATCGCGGGTCAACAGCGCCGCACCCAAACACTGTGTGCCACTCGAATCACCCGCATACCGCAGATCAGGTTGTTCGCGCCAACTTGGTGATGTCGAGAACGGTGCCGATTGTGAGGCAGAGTAGGCCATAGAGCAGAGGGCGTCCAATGATCAGAAGTTCGCCCACGGTGCATCCGCCAAAGATGCACCGTGGGCTGGCATGGTAGTCGCGGTCTTGCCGTGCCACCGCCCTACAGCAAGGGGGACGCAGAGTTTAGCGCATCTTCGAGGTGGGAATCAATAGACCGAGTCACACGAGGACGCAACGAATGTTTGTATTCGTTCGATCGTACCTTCGTTCCCGTTTCGGGAAGTTGGAACGAGTCCGCGCTCACTACCGGGCATACCCGGTGCGTTGATCGCGGTGACGGAACCGGCGGCGGAGAAGCGCCACAACCCACCCCAGAAGATCCGCAATCCCCGCCTATTTCAAACTGAGACACTACCTCATCCCGCGTCGAGAATATTCTCGATCTGAGACACGAGGCTTTCAAACCCGTCCTCTTCGTAGTTCAGGACCGGGGCGAGGCCGAGGTCTGGACGCGAGCACGGCAATGCTCTGCCGGTGTCCTTGTCGATCAGGAAAGGGACGCTCATCGAGAACCCGCGATGTGCCATGACGTTCATGATTTCCTCGTCGGTCAGTACCACCCGAATCGTGACCATGACCACAGTCTCGTCGCCGATGTCGATCCCGTCGTCGTGCACGATCATATTTGTAGCTCGTGTTACTTCCGCCATTTTTTCTGGTCCTCTTCTTTCGGTGTCATGCGCCGGTCGCCACAAATTAGATACACGATGAACGCGATCAAGATTGCTTTGCCGAGCGCGGAAAAACTCGAAGGGTCTCTTGCCCCTCCGAGCCAGTAAAGAGTCAGACTGACCCAAACGCAAACGCCGATCACTCCGAGAGCAAAGTGTTGTATGTCTTTCATGGCGGTGCCTGCACTTGAAAACGATTTCACATTGTACTCCCTGTTTGCGGAGCCGCCAGAAACTGCCTCATTCGATCTCGCCCGTCCCGGCGAAGCTAATCAGGTAAGGGAGAAGATCGCAAACCATCTTCTTCGTGAGATGGCCGCATTCCGCAGTTATGCGGCCGATGTGTAGGTGCGGGGCTTCAGGGCAACTGCTCTCCTGAACCGTGAATATCTTGCCGTCCGCATCGGTGATATCGACGAAGGCCAGTCCCGCCGCCGTATGCTGTACCTTCATGCCTGCGCTCCTTCTTGGCTGAATTATGAACCCGCATTGTACCAAACCCAGTAATCCTATGTAAGCGGGTCAGGCAAATAAATCTAGCTGCTCATACGGCATGTCGGGCCATCAATAATCCCCTTCCGCTACCTGAAGACAAGTAACGCCGTGAGCCCGAAACATCTCGACACACCGTTTCCGGTCCTCGAAGGCCACAATTCTATCCTCGAACAATAGCGTCCGGCTCAGGTCTTCCAGCCATATCTTCTTGATGATGTAGTCAGGCACGTTGTTGCCATCCGGCCGCATCAACAGACGCATGCTGATCGCACTAGGGTCAATCGAAGTGAATCGATGGAGCCAACGTACCGTGTCGGCACGAATCGACTCCGTCCGCCCGGTCCATATACGAACGTTCTGCTGAGAGAACCACAAGTCAGAGAATAGGCGAAGCACGGGCGATATCGGGGCGTCGTACTTGGCCATCCCGTAGAAGTCATCCCACCTTCTCAGGTCGCGTTTGTTCTTCAGGATGTGAACGCGGTGCCCCGGATCGGACAGCGTACCGTCAATATCAAACACGTAGAAGACTCTCATGATTAGTATGCTCCGGGAAGACGTTTTTTACAGCCAACGCTGAAGTTTTAGCAGGCGCTGCTTTTCCTTGTACTTCCCTTCGCAGGCAAGCCCAATTCTACGCTGCAGCACTCTCCGTTTTCGGTTACGAGCCATCCTGCTCTTGTCGGCCAGAGTCAACCACCTGTCGTCGCCCATACATGGTGGCATCTTCATGCCTGCTCCTTGCTAGACCAGAACGCGGGGTACATGGGCCTGCCGGCGTCCTCTACCTTGGCGAAGTCGATTTCATCAGCCAACGGAGAGTGCTCCCCCGCGAAATAAGCAACCGACACCGACAGAGCCTCCGAGAGCTTCATTAGCGTCGGCAGACTCGGAATGATCTTGCCAAGCTCGTAAGAACTGATTATGTTCGGGACGACCCCGATCTTCTTGGCCAGCCGATTCTGGCCCAGCAGCTTACGTCTGCGTGCTGCCCGGATTCTGTCTCCTAGTTCGATCCCGAATCTGCTACTCACTTCGTTTTTCACTTCTCGCGTACCTCTTGTTGTGGAACTCGGGGTAGTTCTTTCTCGTCAGTTTCGCCGATCAGGTAACCCACGCTAACGCCAAGACCTGCCGCGACTTTCACCAACGTTTCTACTGTCGGGACCAAGTCCGCCCGCTCGTACTGGTGTATGGCCCATCCACGGATGGATGTCATCCCCGCCCTGCGTGCCAGCTCATTACCGCTGATCCCGAGTTTGGCCCGCTCTTCCGCAATCCGCAGACCGATGATCTCGCGAAGCGAAAGAGGCCCATCTTCGTCTTCCAGCGGTGTAATCGATTTCACAACTACGGCGGGTAGTTCTCTGCTCATGTCTTCTTTCCTCGCGTGCGAAGCCTTGGCTTCTTCACTTTTCGCTCTCCAAGCAGACCTTGACCCCGTTCTCCCGCCCGGGCAGGGCGACAGCCGAGTGCGGTCCATTGCCCAGTCTCAGATAGGTCGGCATACAATCCATCTCATCGGCGAGCATGAGCAGAAGGTGCGGCCGTATTCTATCGAGGACAACATCCAGACGACGGGTTAGAAGGTCGTCGCAGTCGGCGCACAGCACCGTGTACCCTCTAACTGTCCGGATGTGCTCTTTCGCGTAGACAAAGCCCCCCGGTAGATGTCCCTCGGACGACTTCTCGTCCCCGCAATGGCAGCAACGAAATACGATGGGCATTAGGTTCTCCTTTGCAGTTCTTGCGTAAACTTCGCAATGGCACTGATTTCGCCCTCGTAGGTAAACCATACGTAGGTGCATGCCTTGCATCGTCGCTCCCGCCGAACCATACACACGTCGGGGTAGCGGTGGGGGGTCTGTAGTACGTAGCAGGAATCGTTGACGATATCGTAGGCTCGCGTAGCCGCGACTATCGATTCGGTCTTTTTGCACTTCGGGCATGCTAGGCCCTTCTTGTGCCACTGGTTCTTAGCCATTCTGTACGCCTGTTTTTGTGATTGATTTCACTGAGTCGGACTACGGCTGTCGGCCAGCCCCGACGAATTGAGAGAGGTCTGGCAGGCCGTACTTTGGAACGTATCTGCGTGTTGCTTATTGGTTCTCCTGTTCTCCGTCAGAGTGCTTCTCACACCATTCCCCGCCGTATCCGTATCCGCGCTTGCGCGGGCACTGGCTCATCTTCCCCCTCCCGTATGGGGGGACCGAGGCCGCGCACCGAGCATGATCTATGGGGGTTTGTCTCTCGCCCGGAACGTATCTGCGTGTCACTTATTGGTTCCTCCTGTTTGCCGCCTACAGCGGCAGCTCGATCTGCGCCGCCGTGTAAGTAGTTCGACTGCTGCGGTACGCCTCGATAACTTCCGTAATACGATCGAGCAGTTCGGTGTCCATCTGGCCCTGCTCCGGGATATCGACCAGCTTAATGCCCCACTCATGTACGCATTTATCGCAGAATCCGGTGTACGTCCCCATCGGGGTTTCGTTGTCTTCCATGAAGTTTTGCCCGAACATCACATCGTTCGTCTTGCATTTCGGGCAGACCAATTCGGACAGCGGCATGGCTTTCATGCGGAATTCTCCGGAAGGCCCTTGATGATGAGGTTGCGAAGATCGTAACTGAACAGGTAGTCCACGTTCCCTGCCACCTCGGCCGCGTTGATCGTCCCGAGAACGTAGAACAGAGGCCCCTGCTCGAAGTAGTCGGGGTTCTCCGCGTCGATCACGAAGGTGTCGGTCATGTCGACGGGACCGGCAACCAGAGTCGGACGCGGTGTAAGCCCATCTGCATAGTCGTGCATCCCCTGACGGTAGCGCCTCTCCGCCGTCAGGATGTCGATGATCCGCTCCATAGCTCTCCATTCGATCGGCGGGCACGGCGGACGCTCTGGCTCCGGGGGCTTCACTTGGTCTGGCAGGTAGCTCATGTCGTTGTTCTCCTTCTGGTACTGCATTCGCTCTTCGATGGCCAGCTTGGCCCTGCGCAAATACGTGCGTCTCTGTACTCCACTCCCGAACTTCCCTCGCCGACGCAGGTTGGCGGTGTAGACCACCTCCCCGGCCGCGTTCGGCCATCTCACCGTCAAGCGCCCGCGACGAAGGCACACATGGCCTACCGTCTGGTCATCAACACTGACGTGATACTGCTCGGGGTCTTCTGTCGATGTCATACGGAACAGGTATTTTTCTACCGCTACGTCCCGCTCGTATCTTCGCATGGTGGTTCCTTCTTTTTTGTATAAGGACAACCGGCTCCGATCCACCATGCCAGCCATTGGGAATTCAGGGGTTTACCTCCCCAGAACGCGTTTGCATCGGGAGGCTGTGGGATAGAGGACCATACCTTCTCGTCCCCCTGCAGCACTTCCAATACCCTACTTACGATCGCTTCGTGATCCCCCGTCACGGTATCCTCATATACAGGGGGGCGCGCATTCCGAATCCTGAACTGCTCGCTGTGCCCGTGCGGCTTCCCGCCATCGGAATACAGAACCCGAATATGCTCCCGGCGCAGGGGGGACCATAGGAGCACAAGGTGCGGGTGCTCGGGGTCCGCCCAATCTTCTTGGTGGGCCGCGACTGTCCAGTCCTGCGCATCGATCTCTAGCGGTTTGGACCAATCAATCATGTCTTACTCTTCCTCCCGATCGCCGGCATCTGGCCCACGAACTCTTGGGCCTCATACGGCCCGCCGAGCATATCGGACAGCATCTCGACAAGCGCCCGTTCCACTCCGCTAGGCAGGTCTTTACTGTTCATTCGCTCTTGTCCTCATTGTTGGATTCCCGCATGGTTGGATTCCCGCATGTTCTTCAGAACGGTCCGGGCCACGATGGTAAGACCGTAGGCCGGAGCATACCCTCGAAAGAAGTGGTCCTCCAGTTCGCCACGTAGGCGCATCTGCTGCACCCAACTGTGAACGTCCTTGTCGAAAGATATCCGTCTGGCTTCGGAATCGTAGATTTGGACCAGCGTCCGGGCTTCTTCGCACGACCGAACACGAACCCCCTTCCCCATCCTCGCTCTCTTCGCCATCTACCCGCCTCCTTCCCCGTATTCGCCATCTACCCGTCTTCGGACAAACCTATATGGATGCCCATTGTAAACAATCCTATATATCCGTGCAACCATATATGGTAACTCCGCACGCGCACCCATCGACCCGGAAACTGCGGGGGTAGAGAGACCTTATAGGTAGAAGGTAGAAGGAGGTAGAAGGTAGAAGGTAATAATCCCATACAACCGGGTCTCGGCACCTTCTAGGTAGCCAACGGCACCTTCTAGGTAGCCAACGGCACCTTCTAGGTAGAGAGACCTCTTAGGTAGAGAGACCTCTTAGGTAGAGAGAATGACCGCATGGCCCCCCTTTTTTCGATCCTATGCAGGCCAGTGTGTGTTCCCGAGTGTGTGTTTCCTAGAGCTTTTCCTAGGCCCGAATCTTATGCCCGAATCTTATGCCCGAATCCTAGTGTGTAATCGATTTCACATCTTAGGGGTGTGTGTGAAGGTGTTGCATAGTGCTAGATACAAATAAATCTATACATACAACACCAAGTCCGCATACATTCGCATCTGTTATGGCATAGATACAAATAAACTTATACATACAACACCAAGTCCGCATACATTCGCATCCCTCAGCAGGCTAACCGAAAAAAAATGGTGCGAAAATTTCCCGTCCTTGATCCAGCATGTAAATCGGGTATTTTTTCGCGCCTTAGTGGAGTTGGTTACGCGCCATTGTCAAGCCGTTAGACGACCGTTCGTCGGGTGACATTTTTCGTCGCGCCTTAGCGGAACTGTTAGCATGACGACAAAAAAAAGGCGCGATATCCTCGCGCCTTAGTTTGGTCGCTGGCCGCGCCTTAGTCGAATTGTCGGCCGCTGAATTCTAGATTCTCGCGACGTTGCCGAGCGAGCTTGTCGTACTGCGAGAGTACCGCGCCCTTGTACTTTCGTTCGTGCTCTCGGCGCGCTTTGCGTGCATCTTGCGCTCGCGCTTGTACTCTTGCCGTAGCAAGCGCTGCGGCCCGTACCTTGTATGCGCGCTCGGCGATCTCGGCCCGCGCGATCCGCGCGTTGTCGACGTACGCATGTACCCAATAGGGCACCGCGACGATTGCGACAAACGCGATAGTAGCGGCCGGGGTGTGCTCGCTGGTGCCGAACGCGAGCGTCGCTAGAATGGAGACTAAGTATGCCAAGGTAACGGACGCATGTTGCGTCCTGCACGAGATGTTCATACGTGTTCCTCCCGGCGCGTGGGATGGGGCGCGCGTCGCGCGCCCCGGTCGCGTCATGCCATTTCCGAGCTTGAGTACTCGAACGATAACGCGATCTTGGCGCCGTCCGCGTCGATGGCGATCTTGCCGCCCTCGGTCATGGCGACGGCCATAGCTCTGACTACGTCCGCTCCGCGCGCGTTCCAATTCGGATTGGCGTTAACCATGCGATTGCCAAACCATAACTTCCCTTTATCCGTCAATCCCTCTTTCGAGAGATTCCCGGAACGGATGTGGTAGTCGACTGGGCCGGAGCCGATTAGGGCCCGGAGCAAGGCGAGACGTGCCTTGCTCCGCCCTTTGACGAGGATCCCGGCTCGGTCAAGATCGGCGAAGCCGGTGGCGATTAGCGCGCCGATCGTATATGCCGACTTCGTGCGCGTGTCCGCGCCGATGACGCGGTAGGGCGACTGCTTGCCCGGGGCTACCGAGAAGACCGAGAAGACCGTGGCCGTCGTGGCCGCGGCTTTCGTCGTGGCCGCGGCTTTCGTCGTGGCCGCGGCTTTCGTCGTGGCCGCGGCTTTCGTCGTGGCCGCGGCTTTTGCGGCTGCGGCTTTCGCGGCTGCGGCTTTCGCGACTGCGGCTTTCGCGGCCGCGCGAGAAATCTTGGGATCGGTCATGGTCTGGTACCTGTCATAATTGTCGAGCTCCCGTCTGGGGGCTGGCCGGCCGACATGGCCGACATTCGGAAATTGACGCATGTAGGCCCGATTTGCAACCGGTTTTATAAGATTCTTCGGTCGACCGACGAACGGTAGGTATGCTGCCCCGCTCGAATGGCGATCGATCGGCGCGGCCGGCGCTCGTGTAATCGTCTGCAAACGCGATCCGCATACGTGCATCTATATGTGTGGAGCATGGCCGAAAATGCGCTGGAGACGATTTAGGTAAGTACCCTATACGCTGGCATAGGCCCGAACAAACGCGTCCTGTAGAGCGTCCTAGTCGCCGTACGCGCGGCATTGCGCCTTAGCGGATTCGTTGTAGTTTTTTTCTTCCTCGCGCGAATAATGCTTGCGCTCGCATACGATTCTATGGTTGCGATCGGCCATCGCGAATAATGCTTGCGCTCGCATACGATTCTATGGTTGCGGCAAAACGTCGTCCGACGAATGGCATTGCGCTCGCATACGATTCTATGGTTGCGCTAGACAAACCCGATTCGCGCGCCCTAGTGGAACCGTTAGTTGATGACGATTCAGTTATGGTGCGTGCGCCTTCGCGCCATAGTTAGGCTGTGCGGAACGGATTCATCATGGCGCGAGATTGAATGCGAATGATTCGCATTCAACGGAAATGAGAATGATTCTCATTCAACGGAAATGCGAATGATTCGCATTCAACGGAAACGAGAATCATTCTCATTCTCATTCGCATCAGTCAGCAGACCCTGTTAATACACCAGCCAGCCCAGAGGGGTAGGTGTCAGCACCACGCACCACGCACCACTATCAGGCGAAACTGTGCCGATGGAATAGGGTCTATCCAGCAGAGCAGCAGCACCTATTACGCAGACACCAGCTAGCGATGGTATAAGCGCCACTAAACGGACAGCACTCAGCCAGCAGGTATGGACGATGGAGAGAGAGCCTAACTAGGCTCTCTCTGCGTGTGAAGGCTAGATCAAGAATCCGTTCTTGGCGTATCTAGTCCAAGAATGGGGCACAATTTCGTTCCATGATTTTTGGGAAATTGCATCCACTACGTGTTCTCTGCGGACCTCGATTCCGCCTTCGGCAGTCAAGACCAAAACAAGGAATCCATAGTCGACATGGTCGAACCACATGAACTGTCGGATGTCATACCCGTCCGGACCAGTTACTTCCGCGTACAACGACGATACATCCAGTACCGCCTGCCCGCCGACCCGATCGTACAGATAAACCTGATCGTGCAACGTCACGATGCCGGACTGTACCGCGCACATCGCGTTGTACGATCCGTACTCGCCATTCCACATGGCGAATTGGACCGCATGTTGGAACTCTATGGTTCCGTTGGTGTTGCAACTGTGCAACACCTCGCCAAGGCGTAGCGGATTGCAAAGGCCGGTGTCGACCAACGGAATCGAAGTCTGGAGTATTGAAGTATGCATCTTTCACTGTCCTATCTGTGATGCGCGAATTGCGCGACGCCATTGTACGACATGCTCGCCGCTCAAGAATACCCCCCGCAGATATAATCTTCGAACGATCACAGGTGGCATCCGGTCTGTAATCAATTTCACTCTAGCACGTCAATGTATTCATCGACCCACCTGCAACGACGTACAACGCGTACAGGCCGGGCGTCGTACTGCGCCGGCGGCCGATAAATAGTAGAGCGATCCAGACGGGTGACATACATGAGCGGTACCTTGAGCGCTCTCGCCAGTCGTTGCGCCCGCTCCGTTAGTTCGGGCCAGCGGTCCCGGACGTGATCCTTCAACCATACCGCTTGTATGGCGGTGACGTGATGGATGACGGCGGCCGCTTCGGCATACGCGCCTTTGACCGGATGCCCCTTCTCATTCGCCGGGCACACATATGTGCCAGACGCGTAGTCTCGTTCCAGTCCGGGAAGCCCCGGTCGATGGATAGGCTCCCAACAGTTCGCCCATGTCGACACTAGCGACCAGACGTAGGAATCGAGTGGACCTTCGACATCGGCCGGCCTACTGGATACCCGGACACCCTCATGTACGGACGTCCATGCGTCAGCGCGCCATGCCCGACGTATCTCGGCGCGGGCCAGTATCCCTACTGGACCGATGGGTCGATCAGCGGCCGCTATCTCTACGCCGATAGCTTTCCGCGTGCGCCGGGCCAAGTTATCGGTGCCGCCGTGGAAGGCGGCCAGCCCGTGGAATACGGGGACAGTGATCGGCTCCATTCTCTTACTTACCTGCCGACTAACTAGAGCCAAACCTAAATCGTCGTCTATATACGATTCTATGTCAACTACGCAAATGCGGCACAGCACATTAGGAAGCGGTACTTCACCACCACCAGTTCACCACCACCACCAGTTCACCACCACCACCAGTTCACCACCAGCAGTTCACCACCAGCAGCAGTTCACCACCAGCAGCACTACTGTTACGGCACCACATGCCGATGGAATAGGGTATGGGCAACACGCACCAGACAGACGACGCGATGTATTGCACAAAATGTGCCGTCAGAGGAGGGTAGGCAGCAGAGCAGCACCACGGTAGGCAGCAGAGCAGTCTTTGTCTGGGCCAAAAGAAAGGCCCCCGAAGGGGCCTTGTGGATATCAGGGGGTTCGGTACTTCATCTCCACTCCGTTCATGATGTCGTGCCATTGGATGCGTTCGGAATGTGGGGTGTTGAAATCCCCTTCCACGTACCTCGCATTCTCTTGGGTAGTCATCTGGTCGGAGTCCACGACGACCCACTTGCCGGGGAACATGGCGGAACGGAACATAAGGCGCTGGCCCCCTTCGCCTCCAGCGAAGATGGTGACGTACTCCTGCGCTTGGTGTAGGCAAGGGATGGCGTCGAGGAGGCCCACTTCTTCTACTGCCCCGGGATACGCACATGTGGCTCCTACCGGAACGGCGGTAACCATGGTGGTGCAGGAGATCGGGCGCTCCGGATACGAGGTTTCGACCACGATCGCGGCAACGATCGCGGCGCTCAAGTCATCGTACAGGTCGATCATGCCGAGGGAGATATGTCCTTGTGCGAGATACATTTGCAGTGTCCTTTGTGTAATCGATTACAGTTTGGTGGGTGCGCCCCGCGTGGGGCGCGTGAGGTGGATCAGGCGCGCTGCGCTTCGATAACTTCGATTTCACGCTGAACGTCCGCCATCCGAACTGCCCATGAGTTGCGGGCAGTCTTCCCGTCGAGGCGGGCAGCGAAGTGGGCGAACCCATCCTTCGTCAGCCCTTTGGGCGTGATGCGCTCTGCGTGGTACTGCAGGGGACGCTTGCCGACAAGCGCTTCGAGCTTGGCGTAGTTCGGGTTACGCCCGCCTTTCGCCAGCTTGCCTCGCTTGTCGATGGAAACGAAGCCGGTCACGACCATCGCTGCGATGGTCCGGGCAGAAGTTGTCTTGTTGCTTGTCATCGTCACTGTCCTTCGTGTTGTTCGGCGACATGCCGAGCTGAGAGTGTCGCCTAGATGGGATTGTTTGTCAACCTTCTACAGTTTCATCGCGAAGCGGGCGCGCATACGCTCCACGGTCTCGCGCGGTACGTTGTGCTCCGACTCACCTTCATGCCCGTTCTCCACTATGAGCCGCGTGACACGGTAGCCATGCTCCTTAGCCTGATACAGATAAGGCTGCATCTCCCACTCTTCGGTGAACGTGTTGGACACGAAGATGGCGTTCACGCCCGCCTCCATGCTGGAGGCACACATCTGCTGGCATGCATAGTGCGCGGACCGCAGTAGTTCGGCCCTGAATCGGTAGACCAGTAGGCCGTTGTCGTCTTCTTCCATGAAGAAATCGTCAGCTTCCCAATTCGTTACGCTGAACTTCGTATCTATCATGGACATCATGGCAGATACGAAGGAGGTCTTGCCCGCCCCGGGCAGACCGCGAACCAAATAGAGATTTTTCATTGCACTGTCCTCTGCATGCGTTCTCGGCGAAATTCCGAGCTGGCATCATCCTCTATATAACATCCTATGGCAAGCGCTATGTAATCGTCTACACTGAATGCAAGGCGGGCCAGCAGAACAACAGAACAGAAAGCGGGCACGCACCACCACTCACCAGCACGCCACGCACCACTACACCACTATCACGTCACCGCCAGAATGCACCACTACACGAACAGCTTGTTATACAGGAGGTGTGCCCATGCAACCGGGTATGCAGAAATCACGATCCAGACACGTACACGAACACTACCAGCACTCAGCACTCCACCAGACACCACCCAGCAGCACTCCACCAGACACCAGTTCAGAATCGAGTAGTTATACAGTAGACCTGCCGACGGACTAGGGTATGTGCAGCATCGACTATGTGCAGCATCGACTATGTGCAGCAATGGATGTGCAGCAAATGGAAAGATCACACACCACATCAGGGAATTTGTTCTACACGCAAAAATCAGGCAGGGGAAGTGAAACTTAGTAGCAGAAGATCGGCAGGGGAAGTGAAACTTAGTAGCAGAAGATCGGCAGGGGAAGTGAAACTTAGTCGCGTAGCTATTAGCAGAAGATCGGCAGGGGAAGTGAAACTTAGTCGCGTAGCTATTAGCAGAAGATCGGCAGGGGAAG